AATGTAATACCATTTAAATTATTTTCTTTCATGACTACCTCCTATCGTTTTAAATTAATTCCCTCCTTAATCCAGCGATTTTCATATTCGCTTGGAACGTATTTATAAACATAGTTTCCGTCCTTGTCTATATTGATAGGTAGAAGTTTTCCATGGAAATAATTGGATGGATTGCTTGGACTTCGTAAGTTATTCCATACTTCACGTGCAATATTTGAATAAGTTACTTGGCTTCTTTCAGATGCAGTTAAATCAACCACTTTCGGATGGTCTTGAGCGAGAAAGTTATCAGTGAGATAAGTATCATCATTTTTAACGAACACTTGATCAAACTTTATTCTATAGACGTGTCCGCTTTGGTGATACTTTCTTCTAAGTTCTTTTAGGTGATAAGTCAATTGATTCTTTGTCCAGTTTTGCAATTCTTTATTATCCGGATATTCATCGGGCATTCCACAGCACGAACCTGACATATTTAGTTCTTTGTAGTCCGGATCACTGCAAGCAAATAGAATATTTTTTTCAAGACAGAAAGTATAAATCTGTTTTACGAATCGTTCCTTGACGAGACGATTTAAACGCATATATCCACCACGTTCTGATGGGCTGAGTTGTTTAAAATAGTCCATTACTTTACTTTCACCAATTCCAGTTAACTTCCCAACCCATTTATATCTCTTCATCAGTGCATCATTTGATCTTGCGTCAAGGGCAAAGAATTCCAAACTGACAGCCTTTATACCTGCCTCGTAGCAACGATCAAGTAATTCACCCAAACCTTCGTCGCTAATGCCTATTATAAAAGGTCTAAGACGAAGGATTGTGTAATATCCCATTTCACTAAGCATTTTAATTGCCTTGATTCTTTTTGTTGTAACTGGAACGCCGATTTCTACTTTACGACTCATTTCGTCACTTGGGCTTACAATACTGATTTGAAAAGCAAAGTTTTTTTGACTGGCGTATTTCTCAAATAACTTTTTAAAATTTGGTCGAAAGATGGCGGATCCTTTAAAGCTAAATAGAGTTGGATATGACTCATTGGCTAAAGTCTCTATAATATTGTAACCAATGTTATTTGCCTTTTCAAAATTACAGAATGGATCTGCGAGACCGCCCCAATGTAGTAAGAATCGCTTTTTGAAGAAATGCTTGTGAAGTGCCCTTCCTCGCGTATCAATTGGTTTTCCCTTGAGTGCTTCAATAAGCTTATGATCATTTACGGAATGAAGTTTTTGATTGAAACTTGGATTGTTTGTTTTAAACATATATGCGAAGCAGTATGTACAGCCTAATGAACAATGACTATACTGGTCGAAAGTCATCGGCATTGAGCAATCCATATACTCGCTTGATACTCTTGGGCTTAAGTAACCTTTTGACTTTTTACTTCTTGTATCCATCTTTAGACCTTTATTATCTTTAATAAAAGCCATTGATTCTTTGCGGATTTCATCTTCTATTTTCATTTATTTCTCCTCGTGATTTTTCTCTTCTTCTTTTTTGATGATGATTCATATTCATTTTTCTCACCGTGAAAGCAAAAGTCTTTTATTTCTGAATCCCATTTTACTTCACCGCTATTCATGAGTTGAAATAATCTGATGAGAAATTGAACATCATAAGTATTATTTTCAATGTAACTATTAACTTTAAAATGTTTCGCCCACTGGTCAATGTACTTTGAAGATGGGAATGTAACTTTCATTACCTTTCTTTTGTATTTCTGCAATCCTGGGCGTGGGCCTTTATACTGGTGAGAAATAGGCTTTGGTTTGAGCAATCGCATTTCCAGTTCACGGATTTCCTTTTTGCTCTTCGCTGTTTTAACAAGTTTTTCAAATCTTGTCAAAAGATCTTGCTCGTGCGATTTCCTGCCTACGTATTGAGTTATATCTTTTGGCATTTTTGCTCCTTAAGAAATTTTATCTACATTATTCTATATTCAGTTTAACTTTGACTTTATCCGTTCCTAAATGATTTCCAGCTTCATCTGAATTACTTTTGGATTGTTCAATTTCAAGTTCAATTGCGGCACCAGTTTCATAAAACATTTTTAAAAGAGGCATGATTTGAGCTATAATAATTTCTATACCTTCAAATTTTTGTTTAGTCATTTTACTCACCTTCTTTTAATCCAAAATAGGTTTCGGGTTTCCCCCCAATATCTTTTACGAGTTTAATGATCTCGTTTGCATGCCTTTCATTAACGTAAAAAGTTTGACATATTTTTCGACGTAATTTTTTGTCTTTGACTTTTGCCCGTTTCGCATATCGCAAGTATACTTTGGTTCTTTTTTTAGGGACACATATATTATAACATAAATCAACGGCCCATTCAGGAAGCCTTGTATTTAAACGATTCATACTAAGCGATAGATCAAACGTTTCTGGCAGAAAGCTGAGTATGCGGTTCACCATATACGGCGAATCTACATGTACTTCTTCTTCGCCCTTGAATAGTTTTTTAACGGTGTCAAAAGGATTTATGCGTGTAGCATCCATTGAAGAAAGTCCTTATCTATAGTGAATATATAGTCACATTCCCAGCATGTCCAGTATTCAAAGTATTGATTATCTACCCATTGGAAACGGGTAGTATTTATTGACCAACATACAGGGCAGTAGAATCTGATTTTTTTAGAAGGGTTCATCGAAGTCAACCTCCGTTTTATTTAGTGACATTAATTCAAGAAAACAAGCTGCAAGATTAATTTCTTTATCTACAACAGTTCGATCCCTCCATAAGTATTCAGCAACGATAAGACAAGCATCAGAACGATCTTGATTGTCCTTAAAATTTTTAACGATATACTTGTTAAACAAGAACCTATATACCCACAGGAAATCTGCACTATTGTTAAACATATGTCGGAGTGCAAATATCTTACCCTTTTTTAAATACATGCTAATCATTTTTGTGTTGGCCGATAAAAGTTCTTTTGTATCAAGCTTTCCAGTAATAGAGCATGATTGAAGCGTGTTCATTATTGTTCTTATGTCTGGATAGTACTGGTCAACTATTTTTATCAGCTTCTTTTGGGTAAACTCAACATTTTCTTTTACGAGTATTTTCCTGAGTGCTCTTATAAGGCTTTCTTTTGGAAACGAGTCAAACTGAAATACTTGACAGCGTGATAATATGGGTTCTGTTATTTTATGAATTTCGTTTGTTGCGAATATAAAGCGACAATTCTTTTGATATTTCTCGATGGTGTTTTTAAGTGCTTCTTGCGCATCGGAAGTTAAGCCATTCGCTTCATCGAAGAAAACTATATTTAATTTATTTCCCGGATGCTTTGCTGTAGCAAATTGCTTAACTCTTGTTTTAATAACTCCTATTCCGCGATCTTCGCTTGATGCATTTAGTATGAGATATCGCCCTGCACATGAAGATATAAGTATATGTGCAAGCGTAGTTTTTCCGCCACCGGGAGGGCCATAGAATAGTAGATGTGGAATCTCCTTTTCCTTAATAAATTTTTTGAAAACTTTTCTCATTTGTGGGCTGAGTACGAGTTGTTTCAATTCAAGTGGGCGAAATTTCTCATACCATATAAGGTCTTTCATTTTTATCTCCTTAACTCATGATAAGGATAAACTTTTTTAATTATTGTTTCGTGGACATTGTAATATTTCATTATACTCAAAAATGCGAGAAATATTAATAAGATCAGAAGGGTATTTATCTTCCAGACCATTTTCTTCACCTCCCTTCTTCTAAACAGTCTTTCAATATTGTTTTTGTAAATGGTGATAGACCGTCATCTTCTCTAATGCAACCTTTTAAAACAGTTTCTTGTACCTTTGGATTTCCAGGACAAAGATCTTGGCATTGAACTTCAAGTGGTTGTTCTGATGACATAATTTTTTTACACCATAGGCAAACGTCTCTACCATATTTATCTGTGCCCCAATAATGACTTCTATAAACCCACATCATAAGCTCATGTCTTAATCTTTGGGATTCTGTCATTACTCTTTTTCTTCGTTCTGATTCCATTATTTAGTTCTCCATGTTTTCATCCATGCTTTCTTCATCTGTTTCGTATAGTGAAGACATCGCCCACATTGCAGAACCATGTTCTATAATGACTGGTCCGTCTTCGGACATCATTATAACTGGTGGGTCATCATCTTCAAAATCAATAGCACCAAGGACTTTCGCAAGGTGTTCACCGTTTATTCTACTTTCGGTTTCAATTTCTTCACCTTCTGTTTCAACATCGCTATCCAGGATGAGATTAAATTTATGGCTATCAGTACTACCACAAGTAAATGTAAGTTCGTTATTGTCGAACTTAATGATCGTATCTTTTACTTTTAATATTCCTATATAACTCAGGAAGTCTTTGATGAAGGCATGATTCAGGTCGGCAGCAATCGTTGCTGTTTTTATAATTTGTTCATAAACGTCTTTCTTCTTTTCCTGCTCATCATCGTATATAAGGGTTGATATTAACTCGGGTTGAGTTAATAGATATTCGAGCCGACGTCTTTCATCCTTGCGTTTTAAGGTAAGATAGAGGTCCGATGTTTGAATACTAACTTTTTCATCGATTGAATTTAGGAATTTAATGAGTAAATCCAAATTACCGAGACCGAAATCTTGGTTAACTGATTTATGCATTATATTCCCATTTGTTGATACGATTAAGCTATTAGTCATATCAACTGCCTCAATTGTTCCATGTCCTGCTTCTACTGATAAAAGGCATTCCTCAATAACACCATTGAGATATACCTTTTTTAGCATGTCCGCAAACTTGCGACTCTTTATATGTTTACTCTTTTTCTTTGATCTTCTTTTTAACGCCATGTCTAATACCTCCAAGTGAAAAGAAAGGGCCGATAATAAATTACCGACCCTTTATTATGAATCTAAGGCATAATTATACCTTGCGCCAATTATTATTGACTATTCATCATCATCGTCGGCATCATCATCGTCAGCGACAGTTGAGAATATTACGCTTTCATCTTCACCGTTAAATGTTGCGGTGATTGGCATCGCTTTGGAGACTTTCCGGCTGATAGTGCGCATAACGAGATTGTAACACTTGTCGGCGTCTTTGTCTTTTTCTTCACCCGCGACTTCTGCGAGTTCAGACCAAGTAGCCGAACCATCTTTGGCAATGGCTTGATATAGGGCATGAGGAAGGGTCCCGGCGCGAAGTCCTTTGACGGTACTACCTTTTGACTTCTTGGATTTCTTCGACTTCTTCGACTTTGATTTCTTTCCGGCTTTCTTTTTCTTGCGGGATTTTTTCGACTTGGGTTCATCGTCATCATCGTCGTCGTCATCATCATCGTCGGCTTTGGAGGCCTTCCGGGATTTGGACTTTGACTTCTTGGATTTCTTCGACTTTGACTTCTTGGATTTCTTCCGGCGAGACTTTTTCGACTTGGGTTCATCGTCATCATCGTCATCATCGGAGTCATCGTCATCGTCATCGTCGGCATCATCATCATCGTCATCATCGTCATCATCGTCATCATCGTCGTCATCATCAGCTTTTGTTTTGTCTGATGCAAGAAGTGACTCGTAGTAATCGACGATTTTGTCGGGTACTTCATCGATGTTATCATCATCATCGATTTCTTCGATGGCGGCAATAAAGTGTTCCTTTAGGTCTTCCGGGTCGACGCCTTTGATTTCGATTGGGTCTTCCGTAAGATCAAGCTTGTTGACTGCCTTTGCCATCTTGGTAAGTTTTTTCTTGTCTAACTTTGCCATTTTGATTCCTCCTTCTTTAAGGATTTTTTAGTTGATAAAAATAAATGATAAAAACAGTAATAGAAACAATTAATAATCTTATTCCATAAAATACCTCCTTTGTTTTATTTTGACCATAATTATAAATTAATAACGAATCCCACCCTATCCCGTCCGGCGGAGCACCAGCAATGGAGTGTAAAGACGCGTGTTGACCAGGCACGTCGCCTTAGTGGCCGGACACCTTGATAATAGCAGACCGCAGAAAGAATGCCATTATCAATCCTTGAAATTAAACTGTTTTATATATTATAACATAAATAGAAACAAATCCCCAGTGAGATTTAATTTTATTGTGTAATTCTAAACTTTTTTCCACGATCCGGAAAGAACGCATTATCCAACATTGGTTGGGCTGTCGCTATTCGTTGTGTTAAGAGGACTTCGCGCCGGACATTAAATAACTCATGTCTATGGAAGACAACATTAGAACGAATCAGCCCTAAGTCTTTCTCATCATCGGTATTACTGAATGCAATTCTAACATCAAGATGGCTATCTTTTGTTTTACTTTCGCTCGTTGACATTTGATCAAGTGCATACTGAATCCTTCCGCCTTTCGTGGACTGGTCGGCTGTGAAAACAAGGCAATCTAATTCACCTGCAAGACCACTTGCTCTTTTCCAGACATCATCAACAGCGAAGCGACCTTCTAAGTTTCCTTCGGGCAAAAGAATATCAAGATAATCATAAATTATTATATCTGGTTTCCAACCTGTCTTATCTATATATCTCATGATATAATCTTTTGTCTCGGTAAATGTAACTGTAAATCTTGGAAAGCACTTCATGCGAAAATTAGATAGATTACTGAACTTTTTATTTCTTATCGCATTTTTAACTCTTAGTTCTGTTATCTCCCTGACTTTAACTTTCTTGTACCATATCGCTGGAACGAATCTTTTATTTTTTGCTGCATTTTTTCGAGATGAGTTATCGTCTTTGCATTTTGTGCACACTTTCCACTTATGATTCTTAGTTATTGAATTAATAGATATCGTTTCATCTTGTGTACGGAATAATGGTTTTTTATTCATTCTTTTAATTTTTACTGAATCAGCCAAACACGTATGATATTGGTTATTCTGACAATCAAGTAAAGGTTTATGTGACCAGCCAGCGTAACGTTTATTGGCTGTCTTACTTATTCTACGCCATAATCTATTTCTTGCGACTGGGGCTGATAACTCAATATTTATTACTAAGACTTTTTTCTTTTGATAAAGTGCTGCTTCATATCCGATTTCTTGAAGGATATAACTTTTTCCAGCCTTTTCTGTTCCGGCTATAGCAACCAACCAACTTGCACACAATGGCCCAACAAGTCTATGCATATCTCCGGAAAAGCGGAATGCTTCTTTTAGTTTATTTGCTGGGTCAAATCCATACGTGACATCTTCTAATGTATACGGAGTTATTGTTCCAAGTTCTGCATCTTCATCTTCAGACGGAACGACTTGATAGGTCGAAATAGTTCTTTCGGCTTTTGAGTAATCGCCTGAATCTAATTCCATCTGTGCTTTTTGTATTCTTTGGTCAAGTTCTCTTTCACGGATGAAATCAGGTAAAACTTCTTTTCTTATGTAATCCGGATTTGTTTCGGGTTCGTATTCTTCTGAAAGTCTTTCCAAATAATCTTTCACTATATCTTGTTTTTCCTTGGAAAGACTTACTTTTCTTTTCTCGTATATTTTTTGGATTGTTGATTTTGGAGCCTTCTGGTGTTCGTTGTAATATCGAACGAGCCATCGAAAGACAGGCTTGTAATGTTCCGTAAAATGCCGAGTTTTGAGGGCTCCAGATTTGTAACGACTATACGCTGAAGACATGACTTCATCGTTCATTATCATCATGCCGAGCAACGAATACTCGCTTTCTGGATTTACTACTTCACGTCTTATCACTATTCGATCTCCTTTAACTGACATCGGTCATTGACAAGACCGTAGCGTTCTAATTCCTTTGGTAATTGTTCATTCCAAAAGATATCCGTTTGTAGATAACCAATATGCTTTGGCTTAAAACTCTTCCATCCATTTAGCATACCACCAATGACGTCAACTATAGCTTGCGGATCGAAGTTATTAATTTTTGAGAATTTCTTGACGAGCTTTGATATTTTGATTGAACCGGACTTTACGCGATTTGTTCTTTTTCCGCCATGATATTCAATCCAGTGGTCTTCTATTTTCGAGCTGATGGAAGGGTTCTTATCTTTCGGGACTGCGCTGTAGGTATGTTCTAAGTAGTCAAATCCTTTGAAGCCCTCTTCTAACCAACTTCTCGGGCAGTCTTTGATTTTGATTCGGGCTTTACGAAGGCGTCTGGCATCGTAGTAAAAGAATTCTGGCAAGGTAAGTTTGACTTTTGCGAAGTAAAGGCGATATTTAAACCAATCCATTCCAAACAGCTTGTAAACACGATCCATGGATTTTAGTATCTCTTGCTTAGTGTGATGCTTTGTGGATTTGTCGATTCTGTCGACTGCTCTGGCAGTTGTTTTGTTCCAGACATTTTTGTGTTGAACGAATGGATGCCCAAAACGGTTCCACTGAATGAAAATGAGTTTGATTACATCGTTTTGAAATTTAATTCTCTTCTTCGGCTTGTGGAATGTGGGTGAAACAATAGGAAGTTGTTTTTTTCTAAACAACTCGTGATCTTTTGTCTGGATAAGTTTTCCACTATGATTCTTTCCTTTGCTTCTGTAGATTATGAAAACTCTTCGAGTTATCTTCCCTGACCCGATCTTCGGGTGCTTTATGATTTTGCTTTCCATCTTCTACCCTCTTTGCTGTTGAAACCGAGAGCAATTGACAATCTCTCGAAATCCAATTTCTGTCTATAAGCTCACTTGTGAATCCTGCACAACAGGTAATAGTCGTTTTCACAATGAAATCCCCTTTTGGAAGCAACGGACAATACTCACAAGTGAAATATCCTTTACCCGATTGCCTGTATGGAACAAAGAAATTTCTCTTGACTGTCATTTTTTTCTCCGGAATAAAAAAACAAAAACAAAAAAATAAAAAAAAGTTTTCAGACTTTCAAAAAAAACAAATAAAAATAAAAATAAAAAATACTCTATTACTTCGTAATAGAGTCACGACGCGTTATGCGTCGTGCAACGACACTCTTTTTTACTCGTCTTGAAATCCTTATACCGTAAGTGATTCGCTTTAATAAAGAGACGACTGTATATCCGGGTTCTTGCCATCCAGTAATACAATATGGGCATTTGCCAGAACGGAGTAGTTTGTGATATCTTTTGTATGCTTCACATGGAGGCTTTCTTCCCCTGACAACATTATCAAACCACTCGGGATGTCCAAGTGAAGCATAATAGCTTTCATTACATATCTTGCATTTGTCTCCAGCGAAAATTGCGCTCATTTTACTATTCCTTTTGATGAAGGACTAAGAAACCCCGTTCACTTAAAGAAGATCACTGATCATTTTTGGGAAAAGAGCAATGTTGTTTTGAGGGTAGATAGGAGGCGACCAATGATCTTCCTTAAATAAACGAGGGCAGGGAACCTCAAAACGCTTTAAATACTATTACATTTTATCAAATAACACAAGAAGTATTATTTGTAATGATTTTAAATAGTAAAGCCTAAATCTGCTTTGATTGCCCTCGCTTCTTCTATGGTTAACTCTCCAGGATCGAGAGCCTTTTCCAAAGTCAAAATTTCTACCCTCTTCTTTACGAGCGGAGCCAGTTGCGGACCCAGCCTTTTTGCTGCCCGTTTTCCAGCTCCCTTATCTTTCCTTGGATTATCGAATAAAATAAATAAGCGTCTAATATTTTTCTTTTTAAGAAGTAATATCTGACCGAGATTGACTTGTGTACCGAATGAGCAAATCGCGCCGTCGCCCATTTTCATTGCATCCATTGGGCCTTCTACGAGTATTGCATCGCCTCCAACATCAACTGTATCCAGATTAAATATCAGGTCTTTTCTGTCAAGTAAACATTCTTTTTTTGATGCCATCTTGTAAGGAGGTTCCTGCTGACCTGTGATGTCACGTGCTGTGAAGCTTACAAGCCGACGATCTATAAATACAGGTATGATGATTCGAAATTTATACTTACCAAGATTATGTACAGCACGGAGTTTATATTTTCGGATTGTCTTTCTTGGAGGGAAGCCACGCTTGCGAAGATATTCGATGTGAAATTTAGGAAAGTGAATTGTGGATTCTTGGGGAAGAGAGATAGAGACGTTGCGTTTTACTTCTTCTGATGAGGTATTACTTAAAGGAGGTGCAAGATCAATATCCTCAACCCCAAGAGTTTTGATAACTCGTTTAGCTTCTTGTGTAGATATATCAGCTATTTTGGAAACTAAATGAGTTATAGAATGACCACCACAGCGCCAACAAAAGACTCTAAAGTCCTTTAACCTAATGCCGAGGTGGTTTGAGTTATCATCACAAAATAGACAAGTTATGTTTATCCATCCGTGTGAAACATTTTTACCTTCGGTCCAGTATTCTATACTGTATTCATCTAAGAAGTCAAGTATATCCATTATACTAATTTATCGGGTCTTTGAAGGTTAACTTGAAAAAAGAATTTTAACTCATCAGAAATTTTTATTGGTCTCTTCTTTTTCTGAAAAGTTTTATGAAGAAATATTTCAATTAGAACTTTTTTGAATTCCTTCTTTATACTGTATGGAACGCGAAATAAGTGTTTATCAATATGTGACATTACAGGTTCTGGAATGAAGCAACCATCATCAAGCTTAATGACTTTTGTTATTGTCACAGGATTCGGCGATGTCTTCAATTTCATTTTTGCCTTTTTCTTCCGTCTTTTTGTTTTCCCCATTTGGAACACTCCCTCTATATTTTTTTACTTCAACAAATAATTCGAGACCAGTTTGTAACTCCCGACTATCTCTGAAAATGAATACTCTTGTACTTCTATTTTCAAGTTTTCCACCACCAAGTAAATCACCGATAAATGAATAAACGTTTTCATCAACTTGTTTCTGTGGATGTGTATAGACGTAGTTGAGCAATGCGTCTATAACTTGTGCATTAGATAGCATAAAGTTCATTCTTGTCGTTTCGTCAATTTCAATTTTCATTTTAACCATCCTTTCTTTATATATATTGACATACGTAGAACAGAATGTTCAGCCAGAAACTTATACGGATCAAGAAAATCAGTTACATTGATAACTTTCTTATCGTCTGTAACCCTTGTCCCGCGCCCAATGGCCTGAAGTACTGCTTTTTCTTCCTTTAAACCAACAGCGTTAATGACGTGATTGAGTGAAGGTATATTGATTCCTTCTTTCCAAATTTTTGTACAGATTGTTGCTTTGATTTTTCTACTTATTAATCCTTTTAAAACTTCTGATCTTTTTTCTTTCTTTGTATCACCGAAGACAAATGGAATTTCGAAACCCCTATATTTTAACATCTTTTGGATTAACTTTCCATGTTCTTTTCTTTCGATTATGACAAGAGTGGTTTTGTCGTTGTTTATACTATTTATGACTTCGTTGACTATGAGTTTATTTCTTGCTCTATTTTTGACGATCCCGTATTTGTAGAAATTTCTAAAGAGTCCTTTTGCTCTTTTATTTACTTTTACTTCATAAGGAACGGGAATAATGTTCATTTTAGGCTTGGCAACGATACCAAGCCTAATTCCTTCATTAATGCCGAGTTCAGCAATGATTGGACCAAAAAAACCTTCATTTATAAGGATTTGTTTTTCTTCTGTTGGAACTGTTGCTGTAAGACCATATCTTCTTGGAGCAAGGTTTGTCCCCATTATTTGGCCATACTGACTATCAACTGAATTAACATGGTGTACTTCATCAACTATAAGTATATCAAAGAAGGTTGAATTATTGACATCCATATTGTTATAATAACTTTTATCAATTGAAATAAGGATTGGGCTTTTACATTCATAGATGTGATCCCAATTAACTTTATTTCCACCACCAAGGATAAAGACGTTTTTGAAGTATTTATTAAATTCTTCGGCAGATTGATATAATAGATCCTTTGTATGACAAAGAAATAAAGTTCTTAGTTTTGGAAACATCGAAACAATTCCAGCAGCAATGATGGTTTTACCAGTGCCTGTAGGGAATACTATTTTCCCCCTGTGTCGGCGTGAAACGATGTTTAAAGCCTTCTTTTGGTCGGGCCGGAAGGTTATCCCTTTTAAGTTTGGTTCGATGCTTGTTTTAATTTTTTCAGATTTATCTATAATCTTTATTTTGTGACCTTTTTTTCGACAATACTTCTTAACACGAGGGATAAGACCAGTAAGGAACTTTCCTGAAGTCCCGTCCCACCCTGTCATAAGACAGGACTTCTTAATAGTATATGTCCGTTCCCCAGTATAGTCATCGCGCTGCCAGACAACAGATTTATATAAAAGTGGCTTTACGATAAGTTTTCGTGCATCCTTATCTGCAAGTGAGTTGATAGGATTAAGAATTGTTATAGTTGGTTTACCCATGATTTTATTTCTTTTATAGTTTGGTCAGTTATAAATTTGCTTTTCCAAATTTTGCGAAAGTATTTTCTTATACTTCTTTGGCTGAGCAATCCTCTTTCCGGAGTTGCAAGTAGATCGAAAACTTCCGAAGGTGAATACAGAATGGCTTCGATCATTTCTTTTGCTTCCTTGCTCAAGTTTTCATATTGGTTCTTTTTTATAACAAGCTTTTCCGGCGAAATTGAATTGGAATGTAGTGGGAATGATAGGTCAAGTGGTTCGTAAACATCGCATGGGTCTATGGAATAGATGCAGTCATTTAAGACGATTTCTAAGACGTTTAAATAGTCTATTGGCTTTAGTTTATTTCCCATTTTACCTCCTCGTGATTTTCCTTTTTTCTTTTCTTCTTTTGATTATACGCTTTACAAGTTTATCAAAGTCATTGTCTTGTTTGGGTTTTCTTCTTGTAATAACTCGTTTCTTCTTTTGCTCATTGTGCTTATTGCGTCTTGTAATGACTCGTTTCTTTTTTGGATTTTCTTTGGGGCTTTCTTTTGGATTTCTGCGAGTAATCTTTCTTCGTGGTTTGGCGATTTCTTTTCCATTTACGTAGTAATCATTTATTATATCTGAAATACCTTTGGTAAACTGGCGGCATTTTGTTGTGCAGGATTCCCATGTTTTAAATCCTTTGTTATTCATCCTTCTATTTAGGCAGTTTAGAATGTGAATTGTGCAGTTGTGTTCATCGCATGAAACGAATTCTACTGGGTTGAGAAATTTACATGCTTGAGTATCTTCTCTTATTTTGTCACCTGTGATTGAACATATTCTTTCAGAATCATATGACTTCTTTTTGCGCTTTCGTTTCTTTTTCTTTTCACTTTGCTCATCTTCTTCTCGTTCTTGTCTTTTAATAATCTTAGAAGATGCGAAATGCTTACAAAGATCACAGCGGATGTTTTCTAACATTTTTCTACCCTCCTTAAATTCAAAAAAACAGTATAAATATACACTAACTATTTAATATTGACAAGTATTTTTTTATTCCCCTATAATAGAGGGATTGAAGCTTTGACTCACGTGATTAACTGATTAATATAGTTTACATACAGCTTCGCCCGAACCATATATTTTAATGGCTCGGGCGATTGTGAGGCTATATGTCCAGTTTCCTTTTAAGCGTGAAATCTGGTACCTGATGAAGTTTTTTCATTATTGTTTCAAGTTGGGAACCTAAGTTCTCACGGAACTCCTCGTTTCCTTTTAAACGATCAACGCTGGCGCCTTTCATTTCTTTCTTAAGACGCGCCATAACCATTTTAAGTTTTTTCTCGTCAACATTGTCGCGCCATAACTCGTCCCATCGTTTCATAAAAAGTTCGATGGAGTTAAAAGTTCCAGCATTAATTTTTCCACTTTCACATTGACTTGAAAGCTTTTTAATTCTCTTGTGAAGCATGTTGCCGACAAGATTAATGGTCATTTCTTCCATCTGTTTTACCATGCCGCGAAGTTTTTCAGTTTCACGCTTATAAACTGATGGAGACAAAACTTTTGTGGATTTGTCCGGAATGCTGATTTGAAAGAAATTCCATCTGAAGTAATACTTCTTGCGAAGTTCATCTTTGGTGGGATAATTTTTTGAATTGTAAAATGTAGGATACTTTGATTTGAAGTCATTTTTCATTTTGTCATACTTCTTCAGAAATTCCTCGAGCCGTTTTGAATTCATTTCTTCAAATTTTTTAAATTCTTCATCGAGGTAATTGACATTTTCCTTGCTTACCCACCAAACACCATCAATTGGAAAAGGCAAAGAATTTCTTTGTAGCAATCCTTTTGCGCTTCGCCTTACAGTTGCAAGATCTTTAAGAAGCGTCTTGTCTTCAATAAGATCTTGCATTGCCCTGACGATTTCCTTTGGAAGTTCCTTCCCGAGTTTACTTTTTGGCAAACGAATACTTGCATCCCATCGGCCAGCTCTAAGTTGGCATAGAACGCCTTCTTGTAGTTGTTCTGGTGTCATAGTAATATCCTCCTTGTGTTGTAATTATATTTCATTGGCTACCTCATCAGTAAGCAAGAGCCAACCTTGCTTAGAATCCCCGGAGTCCGGGGAGTTTCGGATTATTATAAATCTTCTTTGTAACCTTCGGCGAGTAGTATTGCTTCTGATTCTTTTCTTTCTTCCCTTGCAGCGTCTCCAATGAGTGGTTTTCCTTCAAATAGTTCACCCAATTTCCAGTAATATAGTGGTTCTGTTATATCTTTAATTAAATTTTGCCACAAATCCCATGGAAAACGAACATGAAGTTTTCTACCCTTTTTGTCCGTAAGATGGAGGACAACTTTTTCTCCTCGCCGAGCCTTTAAACCACGGTATTTCAAGATGTTAATTCCCTTCGCTGACATTTATTATCTCCTTATGGCCAGAAATCACAGCCTTCTTCTACGAGTCCATGGATGTCAATTCCACCAATTCTATCTGTGGAAATTCCGTTAATGATTTTGATATTTCTCATTAACTTTTCCATTGTAAATACTCGTGGGTTTTGGATTAGACAAATGACTGCAACTTTTCGATGTAGGTCACTTGCCCATTTTTCTCCAAGGTTTTCAATTGCAGAATCCACAAAGTTTTCCATAATGTACATAATTAATCCTCCTATAATTTGAATTAATATTATCAGGCTACCTCATCAGTGATGCTTGCCTAAGGCACCAGAATCCCCGCAGTGCGGGGAGTTTCGGATTTTAGTCATTGGTTACTGGTTCAACCTCGCGAAGGATGTAATGATCTTCATCTTCGTTTTTGGAAAGGACAACGATTACTTCAGCGCCGAATTCCCTGGAAAGCTTATAGATAACTCTTTTTGCTTTCCGCTTCGCCCTTTTTTCTTCAAGGGAAAATTGGGACTTGAGCATATCCACAATTTCGCCGAATTCGGCACCATCCGGACCAGTGATCATCTTTACTACTTCGGCAGGTTGCATTCCGGATTTAAAACCGAAACGGTCCTTTTCCACTTTCTCCCGTCGTTTGATTTTCCGCTTTTCCTTGGAAGGCTTTTTATCTCGGCGAGTGATTTTGCGCTTTGACTTTTTGTCTTCCGTTTTCTTCTTCCGGCGAGTGATTTTGCGCTTGGGCTTTTTTGGTTCGGGCTTGTCTTCTTTCGGCTTCCAACTTTTGCCGTCATAAATATGGATAACTTCATTTATGACAAGTTCATCGCCTTTTTGAAACTTTCTTGTCGAAGAGTTTTTCTCCACTTTTTTCTTCGAACCTTTTTTCTGTGGATCTTTTTCGGCAATGATTTGTGGAGGTACCAAGCCAGCCTCTTCGTAGGCAGCTGTTAATGCCTCCTTGCAAGAAGAGATAAATCCAACTGGAACGCTTTTGTTAACGTCCGTCCATCTAATTTCGAGGTCATTTAGGAAACCTACTGCAAGATCGACAAGAGAACCTGGAATTGATTCGAAGAAGACGCGCCTGGAAGGTTTATGATAAATGTTAAAACCTTTCGCAGTTTCTTGGGAGACAAAATCAAATTCAAATTCTGTTCCTTTTTCCTTCTTCTTTTTCTTCTTCTTGCTGTGTTGGGTTACTTTGTTATCAGTTTGCTTCTTTTCCAGATCCTTAATACTACCCGGACCGACCTTTCCATTGTTCTGTTTTCCTTTTGCGACGGGTAAGCCGGAAGGTTTCGTATCGTCATCATCCTTAACTCCGGCATCCATAGGGATTTTGGGTTGTTTCCCGGAATACTTGACTTCCTTGTGAGCCTTGCATTTTGCGCAAGTAACATCCATGGCGCCAAGGTCCATCGCGACATCAACATTTGTCATTCGCTTATCGCATAGAGCAATACCACCTTTCAAAATAGCGTGAATGACTTTTCCTTTTTTCGATTTTCCATAACCAATTACTGTACTCATTTTTGATCCTCCTTCGTTTTGGGTTTTAAACGTCTAACTTTCGTTTGCCGTTTATGGGTTGAAGTGTTTCTGCTGACAAGCAGCGAGTTTTAGCCCATTTTCTTAGCTCGGTGATTTCTTCCCCTTTTGTAATTATTTGTGGAATAATAAATTCCCGAGCCTTATTTAAACTCATACCGCGCATGTCGGCGAGTGTGACGAGTGCTTCTACTTCACCACCAGTAAAGTCTTTCATTTCGGGGTATTGTTCTTTCATCAGGTTTGGATTTAACTTATTACAGTAATGATCCATAATCTTTTTTCGCACCTTGTCTGTTGGTAGATCGCAGAAGAATGGTGTAGTATCCCATCTTCCAGGCCGAAGATATGGAGCAGGGATGCCATTGAAGCTATTTGCTGTTCCGGCTATATATACTCCTTTCGGTCTATTTTGAAAGAAATCCAACCACGCGCCAGTTGCTCTAACTGTTGTACCACTATCCAAGTCGCCCGATCCACCAGCACCACTAAATTGCTTTTCAAATTCATCAAATAAAGCGTATACTTCACCAGCCGATCGAAGTACTTCTTGGACAGTTCTAATGTTTTGATCTGTTTCCCCTTGCCACTTGGAGTAAAGAGCGCCCATTTCAATTTTAATACCAAATTTCTTGAACTCTCCAACTATCGCCATCTGTAGAACGGTCTTGCCACAGCCACCGGGACCTATAAGCATATTTCCTTTTGCCTTTATGTTGTCAATCGACTCTGCCACGTGTTCTTTATAGCGTTGATATCCAACGATATCGGCGTACTTGTAGGTATGTGGAATGACTTCCATAAATCCAGTTTTCTTGATAGCCATGGCACGATAGTCATTAATAACTTCGACATCGTAGCAATTCTTTTCAATAACAGACAGCGCAAGCACTTGTCCAAGTTCTGTCCGAGTTAAACTTTTGCAGGATTTTACTACTCTATCCTTGTCTTTGCCCTCAGGCATTTTATACCCATTGGGAAGTTCGTGTTGCATAACCGATATTATCTCGTTATCGTCTGGAAGTGGCATATCCATAACAATAAAATCCTTGGACAACTCTTGAGGAATTTTCTGTTGTGAGCTAACGACGACTATTGCAGATCCTTTACTGGAGACGATTGGCAACGCATCCTGTATAAGTTGTACGACCTGAGCCTTGTCGTGAAACCAATGAAAATTGTACATGAATAGAACAGTACAATCTTCAGAAGTAATAAATTGCTCAAGCACTGGAATTGGATTTGCTGCCCTTGTAATACTCCATTCTTCTACTTTGTATTCTATTCCATCTTTTCTACGGAAAGACTTTATCTCATCATAAATTTTTTGCCTTACACGGTTTGGTTCAAATGTATTGATCCAAAACGCAGGAAAACCAGCTCTTAATAGATTAATGAGTCTGTCAGTTTTCATAATAAATCCTCCTATAATTGAGTTAATGTTTTGGGTTACCTCATCAGTATACAAGTTCCCATCTTGCATAGATCCCCGCACTGCGGGGATTTCGGCTACTCACCATCATCATCATCGTCATCGTAGTCATCATCCAAGTCAATAAATTCGTTAATTGATTGTTTAGATTTTTCCACTGGGTTTACTTCTACATTTTTACTTGCCCAGACGCAGACGACTTTTACTCCACTCGTATGTCTAATATCGGTATATGAAGTCAATGGATTTTTTTCGACTGTTTTCAGTTTTCTACCTGACATGTAATTCCCCCACACTCTTGGTAGTGGAGTTTTGTCAGGTTCGTGTTCTGACCGATTTTTTTCAATGTAGTCAAGAATCGCGTTCTTTGCTTCATTTGATGTTAGACGAAATTCTAAAATTTTCTTTTCTTTTTTGTACATAATAAATCCTCCTTGTAAGTAGTTATAGATTTGACTTGCCATCATCAGCGCACAAGTTGTCATCTTGTACGAATCCCCTCTATGAGGGGATTTCGGCTACTCATATTCCATAATAAGTTTCTTGTCGCCGTTTGGGAGTGTTTCGATGAAGTAATTTTGGACTTCATCTAAAGGAATGATGTCGACAGTTCGTGCCAGATCATACGCTTGGAAAACTTCTCCAAGATGACCCATTGTTTCAGGCGCTGAACCCCAGTGATCGTAGTATACTTGACCTTCGGCTGAAATTGCGATTGGATACTTCCAGCCTTTAAGGTGAACGGCAAACGCACAATCAACATAATTGTTGCCGTAAAGATGGACACGATTTGCTTCAATTACTTCATGTCCATACTTTCTGCATATGTTTCGAAATTTGTTCGGGTCATTAACCTTTTGACCGTATTCAGAATTATGACTCATTTTCGATCTCCTTCCTTGGATTCCATTGGTCGCCGTAAAGTTTTTTTACGGCTTCGGAATCGGCGTTTACCGTCCAGTATGTAATGGTGCCGTTAATAAAGTCAAAGACTGGTGTAGTTATTTTGCGTGGAAAACCAGCCTCGCAGAAAGGGCAATCCTGGCCAAAACACTTGATATATCTGTTCTTCATAATTGCCTCCTATCCGCAATGCCCTTCTGGCAGGCCATCTGAAAGTTTTACTACATCTCCAACTTCGTAATAGGAATCTTTCAGTCTTGTTTTCATTATGCCAAATTCTTTGGTAAGGAATCTTGTTTTTTCTTCACATGCGGGACCCTTGAATCCAAAGGCTTCGGCAGACTTCGAGCCATCTTTTCTGAAAATTACTTCTACTCGTTTTTTCATAATTAATCCTCCTATAATTGAGTTAATAAATTTGAATTAATATTATCAGGCTACCTCATCAGTAATACTTGCCCAAGGTATTAGATGCCCTCTACGAGGGCATTTCGGATTGTTGACTTTACTTTGACGGAAACTTATACTGGATAATATACTTTTGAACAAATTCCACGGGAAGAGCAATGTTCTTTGGATCAGGACTGCCGAGAATTGTTTTTCTTATACTGTTTAACCATCTTTCAATAAGTGAATCCAATGCATCTTTAAGTGCTTTGTGGGCACTGTTACGGATATTTGCAGCAATCATAATTTGAAAGAAGCACCGAACATAATATGGAACATCTTTTTTTGTGTCGTTGAACAATCCTTTTTTACTCATGACGCCTGTTGCAGCATCATGAATCTTGTCTCCGCAAAGATCGGAAAGAAGATCAGAGTCGTTGTAGTTATCATCTCCTTTTGCTTCATTTCCATTTGCTATATCACCGCAAGCGCAGGGAATCCAGCTTAGAATTTCTCTTGCGTGCCATTCAATTTCCGTCTTGTCTTTTTCTGTTAAAAGTTCTTGAGTCATTTTTAATCCTCCTATAAGTAGTAATTAATAAAACAGCTACCTCGTCAGTATAGCTTGCTGAAGGCTATATACTGGGCCAAAGCCCAGTTTCGGATTAGTATTCAAATACTTTGTGAGTCAAAACGTACCAGCCAAATGACGTCCATCTATCTTCTGTTGGCCTCCATCCTTTTGGACGGTCGAATGAGTTAAGAACGATGTAGTTGTCGGGATATGCTTTGCTGAAGTCTTCTGTATATCTCATAGTAAAACCAATTTTTGCTGAATCCCTTTCACTTGCCGGATACAGACCATCCCATCTAAGCATATCAATTGCAAAAACGACTTCATTTCTTAAGGGTTTGACTGTAACAACGTGACGCCATCTTTTTGCCATCGTAATATCCTCCTTGTAATAAAGTTATTTTTTAGGCTACCTCATCAGCGGCACTTGCCTAAGGTACCGGAACTGCCCCAATGGGGCAGGTTTCGGATTAGAATGGAAGTAATTCGATTCCACTTTGGACACACGAGTAGAGTTTGAAAAGCATTATCCAAAGAAGACAACTAATGGGAACGGAGATAATGATAGTGCGAAGTGAGAAAATCATTTTTTACTCCTTTCTTTTTTTTAGCTATCTGTAGTTGATACCCATTTCTTCTTGACAGTAATCGGCGATCCAAAAATCTTTTTGTTCACCTTCCAGAAGTATTCTTTTAAATACTTCAAGAAAGTTTTCTGTTGTTCTATACCATACGCCTTTAGAACCAAACATTGGACGGCTCCAATAACCTTTTTCTATAGAGCCGGATGTAGTAATTTCAAATTCGATTCCCCATGTAACATCGTGCCAATTTATTTTGACATTTTCTGGTCCGGGACACCCACACATATCTTCTTCACCAGCTGTAAACCCGTACATGAAGCCGATTTCAGCTTCACCCTTTTCATAATGGGTTGGATCTGCTTTGTTGTATGTACCGGAATGACTGGAACCGTGGGATTTCATTTTTTCGATAAAAAGATCGACAATGTTGTCCTGACTTAACTCTACTTTTGGTAATTCAATTTCATTCATAATTAATCCTCCTATAATTTAGGTTACCATCATCAGTGCGTAGATTCCTATTCTACGCAGACTGCCCCGAAGGGCAGTTTCGGCTTAACCCCATTGTCTTTTTCTGTGAGCGAGAACTCTTTCGCGGTGATGCTTATAACAATATTTCGGTCGATTTTGTGGTTCTTTTCTGGTCACAAGATTTGACTTGATTGGTCGACCGCAGTCAAAGCACCTGACGTTTTTGTCTCGAACTGTAAAATGAAAAGGTTTCTTTGCCATTTACTTCACCTCCTTTCTAATCTTCGTAAGCATAATCTTCCGGTGGATACATTGGCCCTTCGCCAAAGTTATCGTAAAAGATTTCTGCGACTGTATCCGAGATATAATCACGAAGAGCATATCGGCGTGCAAATTTTTGTGAATCTTTTCCATGAAACATGACGCGCCAGACTGATTGGTCAAATAAGTCAAACAAGATGGAGAAATCTGCCCAGCCGTCATACATACCGTTTTCATCCATGCAGTGAAATGAACTACTGGCACGAATTTTTGTTTGGCTTGTCATTTTGATATTCCAGTCATTGTCAAATCCAAGTCCGTGCGGTAGTATATCCCCAATATAGTGAAGTGTTTTTTTGGTTGTTTCCAAGTCCATAACTTGATGAAGGGAATTGAAGTCAATCGTAAAGTTTTTCATAATTAATCCTCCTTGTAATTGTAATTATTATAACATAGTTAAACGGCTACCTCATCAGCGGTTGAGCGCCACCCCAACCGGACTCCCGCTATATCTGCGGGAGTTTCGGATTACTTTTTACTAAATTTCTCCGGGTCTTTTCGAATATCTTCGATGATTTGTGGAACAGACAAGTTATAAGGATTTCCGTCATTGTTAGCCATATGACTAAGACTGTCGAGCAAATAGGCTTGCGTGTATAAATCGCCATTTACTACATTGGAAATGATTTCATACGCTTCGTTTAATTTTTCAATTGCTTCTTCCAACTGATCGATATCATGTTCCTTATTTACTTCTTGTGTGAAGTTCTCATCCCAGTCTTCTTCGTCATCAGGCTCGTCACCTTCTTCTTCAATTTCTACAACATATCTCATATAATCATAACCTTGTGTGTTGACAAAGTACTCGGTTCCGTCCACGCATTCATAGATAAAGAATTCGGGAGTTTCTTGCAGAAAACTTTTTGTAAATAAATATGTAGGGTCACTTTTCATATTAAAAAGTTTTTCGCAGTCGTACTTGCACAGAAAAAATTCATCGGGAATATCAAACGAACTAACAGTAGCGGAAACATCTTCCCTTACAACAGCTTTTCTTGTGTAATTGAAGGTGTCAAAAAGATTAATATTCTCTTTACTTGCGAAATCACCTTCAATTACTTGGATGCAAAAGGGGCAATCAACGTCCCTTATGTCTGTTGACCATCGTGACTTCCGCGAGTTCAAACCAAGTAACAAGTTGTCACAAACAATTTCTTTTCGATCATCTTTAAGACGCATTAGATGTGTAAAAAGTTGAGTCATTTTTAATCCTCCTATAATTTGAAGTTAATAAACAGCTGCCTCATCAGTACGACTTGCTGAAGGTCGCAGATCCCCTCATAGAGGGGATTTCGGCTTACCCGAGTGGCGGAATGACAATAAAATCCGTTTCATCAATTTTCATTTTGTTCCATTCGCTGTAATAACGTACGAGATCATTTGAACCACGAACACGATCCTTTGTTATCCAAATTTCTATAACATCTTCATTTTGGACAAGCAGGATGAAGTCATCGTTCATTATCTCGCTTATGTTGGAAACATAAGTAATGAAACGAAATTCCACGCGCCGATTTCCAAATTCTACAGTATGCATGATGACCTCCTATCCAATTTTTACAAAGTTTTTTGTTAACCACTCGTAAGAGTTAACTCTTGACATGTTAAGAGCAAAGGAGATTGCCTCTTCTGGGCAGCCGAGCGTTTTCGTAAAAGTTTTTTCATCATCTTCTTCCCAGTCACTTTGTGAAATAAATATTTGAATTACTGGACCATCGATGACGAGAATTCCGCCGTATGTGATTGTTCTTTTTACTGTAAGGTTCCATGGGCATGATTTTTGCCTAATGACTGTGATATCTTCCGTTGAAATAAACGGATATTCTGAATTACATCCAGCGAAGCCGTCCCAGTCACCATGCTCTTTTGAAAAAGGCATAATTTGCATTTTTAAATCCTCCTTGAAGTTATAAGTTATAAGGTTACCATCATCAGTATATAGGTTCCTATCCTATATAGATCCCCTCATAGAGGGGATTTCGGCTTATCCTAATTGAAATAATTTGTTTCGAATTGAAATAACTCGTTTCGCCTTTTGCGAGCTAATCTTGCCAGCCTTTTTTCGTTGACGATCTTTGCCATCTGCCGAAAGGCTTCAAGCTTTTTCGCACTTTTGATTTTGTTGATTCTTTTTTCAAGTGCATCAACGTCCATACTGCAGAATCGAAACAATTCGTGTTCCAACATTTTCTCAGTAACATTGAGAGCCAAAAGTTTTTGAATTTGTAATGAAGTCATTTTTAATCCTCCTTAGTTATAGGTTTACAAGTTAATGATTTGCCATCATCAGTGCACAAGTTATCATCTTGTGCAGACGCTTTCACGTTTCGGCAATAAAAAAGCCCCACCGACGTATAATCGATGGGGCTTTCAAATATGGCTTTTAAGCGAGGCGAATAAATTAATTAGGTATTGTATCCGGAAGCCCTTGGGCATTTTCAAGTAGTGCTTCCATGGCTTCTATAAATTTTTCACCAGAAATGTAGTAAAAGGAATTGCAGTTAAAATCATAAATAAACTTTTTAAGATCATTGATGTAGTTATCTTCATCGACTGCTTCTATAAGTTTTTCAATCCTTTTGTCGAAATTCATAAAATAGGAACGTATTTCTTCAAGTTGTTCTATCTTTTTTCTTTTAGAAATCATTATAATTCTCCTTTAAATCAGCCTCGCTTTTTGACTGCCTCATCAGTACCCAGTTGTCAGGCTGGATAGATCCCCTCATAGAGGGGATTTCGGCTTTACAATCCTTCTTCATCTGGATCGTAGTAATCTTTTGGATTGTGTGTTGGATCATCGAAGAAGCAATCTTCTATAACCTTTTTGGTTGTTTCTTCTTCCAACATTGAAATTTCAAGCTTTTCAACTGCTGCCTGAAGATGGAAGATAACTTTTTTTGCTTCTTTCAGGGATAGCCTAAGATACTGATCACCAAGATAAAGTTTTATGGGTCTTGCTTTCCTTACTTCCTTGATAATCGCGTGGATAATAGTGTTTTTCATTTTTGGTGCTCCTTAGTTATTTAAAGGTTAACAGTCATCTTCCCAAGAACACTTTTCCCAGTCAATGTTTTTCCAAGGTTTAACGAAAGTCATTACTGTCTGACCATTTAGAAAAAGCATTGTGGAATTAACAGAACCACATTTACAGATGAACAAAGTAACTTCTGGCAAGTCATCTTCGTTATCGTTGTTATGGCAATGTTCGCCTGAATCAACAAACTTCCCGCTATCGGCGTAGCGGTAGTGATCTTGGCACCAATCCCAGACCCACGGTTCCATGCAGTTAGGACATTTAGCTGAATCCATTTTACTACCTCCTATGTATTTAAAGTTAAAAGTTTTACTACCCTTTAAAGATTCACATTTTGTTAATACACAATGTAAACCCTTAAAGGGTAGCCGGAACGCTTTTCGCCCACTGTATCTCGAGAGACTACTATCGGTTCCGGCTCCTTATAGGCTTTTTAACCAATTTAAAGGAGGAGGATTATTTTTTTTGCAATATCATTTTCAGAATTACTTGAATCTTCATTCCGATCTTCCAATGTTCCATCGCGGACTACTTAAAGCAATAACTCTCGCGATTAGCAGCCTGTTACCTGCTCCCCAGCTTGATGTTTCCGCCAGAAAGAAAATGATCTCCATCCGCTGTTTATATAGACCAACATTGAACAGAGGGACACCGAGGCACGGAGCTGCGATTATTTATTCGTCCGGTTAACTTGATGGGAAATTTACAAAGGTTCGATATTGACTTTACTTCACATATTCGGGCGGTCTGAACGACCGGGATCCCTGACGGACTGAAAAACTTTAAACGACCAAAAATGCGAGCCGTTTTAAATTTAACTTGTCATGTTATTTTGTGTTCGCAAGCTGTTGACTTAGGAGCTCTCCCCATGGCGCCCGACCCCGAATATTCGATTTAACTTTGCCACCATCACCGCGAACTGAACACGAGCCGTTTTATGTTGGAGGGAATGACAGGTTTTTTTGTTTCCGAGGCACCGACCGTCGTGGGAGGCGACCCGAGGGGGACGCTGTCACTCGTCCCCCTATGTTCATATTATCATATCTGTTGATAAACACAAGAAAAAAATCGGTTTTAATATAAAAATCCATGTCCATCCTTCCCATTTTAACGTTCACCCCTCTAATCCCCCGCAGTCCGAGGGATAGCGGTCGGAAAAATCGGGAATTTTGGACGTAAAAAAAATCGGAAAAATTCTGTTTTTTTGACCCTGCGACATGAAAAAAGCATAGATCCTTATATTCGTAGGAACTGCACGTGGTAAAATCAGACGCTATTCTGGACTATTTGCGGAATTACAAAATCGGCTTTCAGCAAAAAAATTTTTGGAGGTTTTTTGGTTTTTACGAAAACGCTTAAAAACCACCGCTGGGGTCCTTATCAATAGAGGGATTCAAATAGAAAGTGTCCACTATTTACGAGGGATACAAGAACGGTTTTTTACCAAATTCACCGCTGCAATCGTATGGTGGTAGAGGGATAACAGAGTCGGGAACAATCGTTAATTATTTTAATCAGTTATACGTGAAAAACAGTCCACGGATACCGAGGGATACAGGGCGATATATAACCATCTGGAATGACATACAATAATAAAGCCTTAATGGCTAAATAAGGTATTTAAACGGCTTTTAACATAGATCACATGTGGTGGACGGTTATAGGTTAAAAAGGCTATATAAAAAAAGCTTTGTGTCAGGTCATTTCCTTTTTGTGGATAAAACGACGGGAATAGGTTTTTTACTTGTCATTCCATTGTTTTATAAATTATAATATTTCATTATTTAAAATATACTTATTCTTGGAATGTTGATATATGAGGAAAAGATCAAAGCGAAGAAAAATACAGAGGAGACATCCTGACAAAGTACCACCTCAATTACCGAAAGCAAAAGGTAGAATAATTCGTCGACGTCCGGATACGTTAACTAACAGAAGAAAGTTTACCCGTAGTCGTCGTCGTGTTCTAATTGAAGCTTTGTCGGCTGGAATAAGTATTACTCGTGCATGTGGATTAGCTGGTATTTCCCCGGATACTTATCGCAAGTGGTTAGAATTAGGAAAAGATAAGTCTCGCCCCACCTACAATTACTTCCGTAGAAAAGTCAAACAAATTGAACATAAAAAAGAACTGGAAGCCTTGGAAACTATTCGTAAAGCTTATCAGGGTGGAAAGCGCATTACCGAACGAAAGATTACTATCGGCCCGAAAGGAATAGAAACTACTGTTACGACAAAAGAGTTAATGCCTCAGTGGACGGCTGCGGCTTGGCGCTTGGAAAGGCTTTATCCGGAGGAGTATGGTCGAAATAAACAAGGAACAGACAATGAGAAAACAGTGGAAGAGACAGCCCGAGATATCAAGGCTGCCGCTGATATACTGTTTAACACAGTTCCAAACGTTCACAATGGCATGAAGCCACCCGAAGATATGCCGGATTAGAAAAATGAAGAAAACTTTTTTAACAGAATATGAAAAAGACGGGAAGAAGTTCTGTGGAGATAATGTTGAAGCGGAATCATGGGCCGAAGCTGAATTCTTAGCTTATCCTAATAAAGTGGTTGGAATACTTCAAATGGAAATTACTGTCCACGATAACTAAATGAAAGGAGGAGAAAAAAGTAAATGAAGTACGACATAAGGCTCTATAGAGCGTTCTCGGAGTGGATGAAAACTTGTGACCTTATCGAGTGGAGGAGTTATACTTCACCTATTTCTTTTATGATAAGAATGTTCACAGGAGCAAATGTTAACCACAGTTCAATTCTTATCCGTCCGATAATGTATGCTGGTTTAAAGGATAGAAGGTTTCTTTTGGAAGCTTTGGCAAAGGGAGTAGTTCCGCGTCTGTTAAGTCTTCGGTTGGAGGAGTATAATGGCCAAGTGTTCTGGTCCCCGTTGAAAGAGAGTATTACTGACCCACAGCGCAACAAAATGATTGAGCAAGTTTTTTTGGAAGTATCAAAAGGACGCCCATACGATTATGGTAATCTCTTTAGAAATATTGCTGGGCGCGTCAGTGTAGATGCCGATGCTTGGTTCTGTAGTGAGATATATACTTGGATGCTAATGAAGGGAGGGCTTATCTCTGCGGATACCAAGGCATTGCGACCGGGAGAGTTCCAGGAGCTCGGACTTCATGAGAAGCCTGTTCTTATCCATGATTCTAAATTGGATTGGGGGGCAAATGATGAAAATAATTAATCTTAACGACATGAAGTCAAAGCCGAAATTTGAACTACTTTCTTATCTTCGTTACCTTCGAAGTAATAAGTGGACAGTTCTTTCAAAAGATATAAAGTCAATGGAAAGGGCTCTTTCAAAGTTGGAAGATGAGATTGCTTCCCTATTGGAATTTAAGGATGAGCATGTTGTAACTGGTTATCGTGACTACAATAAAGTTATCTATCATTGTGCGGTATGTAGCATGAAGCTTGTGTTGGAGACAAAAACTTGTCGCTTTTACTATGAGCGACAAGGTGAATTTTATGCTCGTCATATTCTAATTCCTTGCAAGGTTGAAAAGGAAGAGATTGAAGAATCATTAAAGGAGCAAGGTTTAATTCCTAAAACTGAAGATGGCTCGTTTAACTAAATATTGTTCCGCTTGTCATGCTGAATGCCCATATGTTTATGTCGAAACGAATATAGGAGTTTTATGCATAGACTGTTATTCGCCCAAGGAGGAGGAGATTCAAGCCCCATTGGAAAGTGAGTTTACTGCCGAAGAAATAATTGAAATTGCTGAATCAGCTATGTGTTCGTGTAACGATCTTGAGTTAAGGGATTACTTCACATTAAACTTTAAGAAGGGAGTTTCAAAATGGGAGTTAACAAATTATCAGACGAGATGATTATTTCAGGTGCCCGGAACGCCCAGTTTTTCGATGGTGACAGCGTTCCTAAAGTTAACCTTTTACTCATTGGTAGGCAGCTGATGCGAAAGAAAGTTAGAAAAGACTTTCGTCTTGCACAGCGGCACTACGCTTCAATGACAATGTTGTTCAAGAGTGTTTTCTGCATTGATTTAATTAACGGAAAGCCAACTGATGGCGAGTACTTCCTCCGATTAGATCTTGGTGAAGAACAAAAGAATCTATGGAGGCAGTATGAGTTGATCTTTAACGGTGGAACCGCTGAGTATGTAGAAAACCAGCGTGAGTTCTGGCGAAATGCTCATTACTTCCTTGCAACAGGTGGAATAGCAATTCATGTCTGTCCAATCGGAAAAGAATGGAAAAATCATTCTCCTTATCTTTACTCTCCGGAGTTCTTCGATCTTCTAATTTCCAAAAACAAGTACGACCTTATGAAGCAAAAAATTGTGGAACATAAAAAAAGCTCTGCGATCTATGTTATGTTCCGCAAGCTTAATGACAACCCATTTCAATGGAAAGGGCTTGATGAATATATTATTGGATATGAAGATGAACCTGAGAAGATGACGGTAGATGAGGAGGAGCCACAAGATGAACGGGGAGAAGATGACGAAGTGCAAATGCCCGAAGTGCCGGAGGTTGCACAAGACGATGATATACTGGACGGGGACGGGGACTCCGTGGAAGATGTGCATGAAATGCAAAATAAATCAGAACCTGTCTGATGAAGCTATATGGGAGATTCCTAAGGTTAAAGGAGATATTCGGTTATGCTTGAGTTAGGAAATGGAAACTTTTTCTTCCACATCCCCCGGACAGGCGGAAACTATACTATTCGAACCTGCCGTGGGCTTAGACGTAATGGAGTAAAACCATCGATGAGACATTTCGGTCATAAACATGGTGGACCTCTAAATGCATGTCTGCGTGGGGATGTGGAACGTTCCTTTACTATACTTCGGCCTCCCATTGACTGGTATCGTTCCTTTTATCGTTTTAGAATTTATAAACATTACGGAAAAGGGGGAATGAAGCCCGGACATCCGTTAGACTTCTTTATCTGGAAAGAAGCTGGCGGAAAAGTATTTTCTTTTAATCATTTTTTGACTCGGGTGGTAAAGTGGTATCCATTTGGATACGTTACTTCTTTGTACTGTAGGTTCTTTCCTTTCGTAACCGATTTACTTTGGTTACCTAATTTAACACAGCAACTCCCGGAACTGCTTGGTTCATGGGGATATGATGGACCAATTACTTTACCACCAAAGCCAAAGAATGAAAGCCCAAAGGATATACCTGCGGAATGTAGTAAATCTGTGGAAGAGAAAGTAAATAACGCCGAAATGCAAATAATAAATTACTTAATTAAAAATCACTTCATGGAGTATAGATAATGAAAAATACAAAAGAACAACAGGAGATATGCGTCAAATGTCAAGAATGTTGTAAATGGGTTACTTTTACTTTAAGTCCATCTGATGGTTATAGAAATAAGATGAGAGATTATTACTCACATCGTGGATTTGATGTTGTTAGTTCTGTGGATAGGTTTATGCCTGTCATGATTCCGAGCCCTTGTCCGCATCTGACAAAGGATGGATGTAATGTGTATGAAAATCGCCCGGATTACTGCAAGGAATACGATGGGCGAGAAGATCCTTTTCTTCGAGACAAATGTAAATTGCCAAGTTGGATTTGAAAAATGAAAGATGATGAAAAGTTTTATCGTGTACATAAAGTACTTGAATTTGAAGGCGAAACTGTTTTAGATCTTTCCGCTGACAAAGTCCTAAAGAATAATGTTGGTCATTTTAGTAAAGTCATTCTTATAGGAATTGATGCGAACGGGGAGTTCTGTTGTGCGTCCAGTATGGGTTCCGTGGCTGAACAGAACCTATTAGTGGATCGATGGAAACGTTATATGATAAATAGTTTGGAGGATTGAACCATGGCAAGAAAAAGTATTATTAAAAAGAAAATTACTTCAAAACAGAAGTCCGCTCGTCGTAAGAATATAGCGGTAGCAAGGGCAGCAAAGAAGAAGGGTGGAAAGTCAAAGGCTGAACGCAAAGCTGCTTATATAGCAAAATTAGAGAAAAAAGCAGCGAAAATGAAGTCTGCCCATAAAGAAAAAATGGCATCGAGAAAGAAAGCTGTTCGTTCTTCTATAAATAAACAACAGAAGGAGATGTGGGGCGGATTTAAAAAGAAGCGGTCCCCTACGCTGAGAAATACTTTTGGAAATATTGGATAAATGCTACAACCCATAGAAATATCCAACGATCTTAAAGAAGCTATTCGTAAGGCCAATTGGTATCCCCTGAGGCCTCACAATGAACAGGCACGCCTATGGCTTGCCCAGAGCCGATTTAACGTCGTCCCCGCAGGGCGAAGAAGTGGGAAAACTGAGTTATGCGGAAAGCGCAGACTTATACTTCGCGCCCTCCGGGGAACTTCTTTTCCAGATCCTAAGTTCTTTGCTGCCGCACCAACAAGGGATCAAGCGAAGCGGATTTACTGGAAAGATTTAAAGCGTATGATTCCTAAGACTTTTGTTAAACCAAATGGAATCAGCGAAAGTCATTTAACTATATCTCTAATCAATAATGCTGAGATACATGTTCTCGGGATGGATAAACCGGAGCGTGTTGAGGGAACACCGTGGGATGGAGGAGTACTTGACGAATATGCCAATATGAAAAAGGACACATGGTATGAGCATGTTCGCGCTGCCCTGAGTGATAGAAAAGGATGGTGTGATTTTATAGGTGTTCCTGAGGGAAGAAATCATTACTACGATATATATAAGGACGCACAAGCTCAACTGATGTGGGCGATTAAAAATGGTACTGTGCCTGAGTGGAACGCCTTCTGGTGGAAAAGCGCTGATATACTACCTCCCGAAGAAATTGAAAGTGCGAAGCGGGATTTAGATGAGTTAACTTATCAGCAGGAGTATGAAGCGTCTTTTGTTAACTTCAGTGGCCGAGCATATTATAACTTTTTAGATAGAACTCATTGTGGAAAACTTGAATATAATCCTAAAGGCCATCTTGACTTCTGTTTTGACTTTAATGTTAATCCAGGCGTGGCGGTGGTTGTGCAAGAGCAGTGGTTGCCGACAAGTCAAGAAGAAGAGACATATGGTGACGGGATCATTGGTGAAGTATATATAAAACAGAATTCAAACACGATTCGTGTCTGTGATAAACTTATTCAGGATTGGGGAAAACACAAAGGAAAGATTTTCTGTTATGGAGATTTTACTGGTGGTTCACGCGGTAGTGCTGCGGTACAGGGGTCAGATTGGCAATTGGTAAAGCAAAAGTTATGGAGTCATTTTGGTTCTGATCGAGTTTTCTTTCGTGTGAAAGTAAATCCAAGGGAGCGAGACCGAATAAATAGTGTTAATAGTAGATTGCTAACATTAACTGGTTACATTAATTGCATGGTCGATCCCAGTAAAGCACCATACACAGTAAAGGACTTCGAAGGTGTAACGCTTATAGAAGGGGGAGCAGGAGAAATTGATAAAAACACCAATCCGGAATTGACCCATCTTACAGATGCATATGGATACCGGACTTGGGTGAAGTATCCTGTAAAAAAGCGTTACGTTTCATCTGGACAGAAATACTGGAAATAGGAGATAACTCATGGCAAAGTATCCCATTGAAAACATGGATGACGAACTTCTAAAGTCAACGCACGAGCTGTATGACAAGTACTATGACGAATGGAAGTTCTTAAATGCGGCGTATGAAGGAGTTCGTGCACTCATAGCGTGGGGTGCTTTTGAACAGCATGAACGCGAGAGTTATGCTAACTTCCAACGCCGACAGGCCGAGGCATACGGCTTTACTTATAGCCGTTCTATCGTTGATCTATTAAATAGCTACCTTTTTAAGAAGGACTATCCTCGAACAATCCCTGACAAATTAGGGGATGACCCGGAATGGCAAATGTTTCAAGAAGATTGTAATCATGAAGGGGACGAGTTTGACGAATTCTTCATTGAGCAATCGCGTCAGGCTTCTATACAAGGGCTCGTTGGAATCCTTATAGATAAACCACGTGTAAGTACTGAAAATAGAGCTGATAGAGTGGGAAGAAAACTTTATCCGTATCTTGCCGCATATAAACCAACCAATATATTGGATTGGGAATATGAAGTAGATGTGGAAGGCAAAAAGCATTTGGTTTATCTAAAATTATTGGATGATGACGAGTACTACCGTATTTGGACTCCGGACAAATGGGAGATATGGGAAATCATTGAAGAAGAGTCAGCTGATCTAAAAAGGATAGCAAAAGAACGCGGTAGTAAAATGGAAAAGGTTGGTCAAACTGCAGTAAGAGTAGCGGAAGGTGAACACAATTTGGGCGAGATACCCTTCGTTTGGCTCTATAACCAGCGAAGTACAATTGACAGAGATGTTGGTCTTAGTGATATAGCGGATGTCAGCCGTATTGACGTTTCCATTATGCGCAATTTAAGTCAAATTGAAGAAATTGTTAATTACAGCGCATTTCCGATGATGAGAAAGCCTAAAAGGGAAGCTGGTTCACCGGAAGCCAGCGCGGATCAGAAGGATGAAGTTGGAATCACTGCTATACTTGAGTTCGATCCTGAAAATCCCGAAGGAACGAAGGCTGACTGGTTAAGTGCCGAATGTCAGGGTCCGGTCACGGCTATACTGGAAGTCATTGGAAAGAAAGTTAGTGAGATATATCGGGCCAGTAATGTTGGGGGTATGGCTGCAACCGAGATACAAACAGAAGCAAGAAGTGGAGTTGCTTTAAAAGCCGAATTTCAATTACTCAATTCCAAGTTAGTAAAGAAAGGAAAGAATGTAGTAAAAGCGAAGAGGAATGTTGTTCGTTATTGGCTGATGTGGCAACAGGAACTTGAGAAGTATGAGGGGGAACTTCGATTTGACTACGTTAAAACCTTTGAGGTGGAAGATTTAATGACAGACCTTGAAAACTTATTAACATCCAAAGTTATTATAACAGACAGCCCAACATATAATCAGGAAGTACAAAAGATGGCTGTCCGTATGATGATTCCGTCGGCTGAAGATGAATTACTTGCCGACATTGATTCTGAAATAGAGGAAGGTCCTGTCTTTACTTTACTGCCGCCTGATGAAGCATTTGAAAACGAAGGAGGTGAAGTAAATGCCGAAGGGAACGAGGGTTCACAGGTGAGTAGAAGACAAAGTGCGCAAGGGAATGCGTAAAAAGAATGCGATTAAACTTTGTCAATGGTCAACCAAGCAATCTTACATGACTGGAAGGAAACCAAAGAAAAAGAGTAGGAGGTGATATCAGTGGCATGTAAGAAGAAAAAGAAAAAGAAGAAGAAGAAAAGGAGAAAGTAAAATGGCAAAGCAAGTTTTAAAAAAACGTTTGTTAAAGGATATTGTTATTCCAGCCGGAACAGTGTTTGATGAAGCACCTATGAGAATTGAGCATTTTGAAAGTGGGCACTACCACTGTACTGTTGGATTGACGAATGATACTTCGGGTGATTTTACTTATCATATTGATCCATTGGATAGTGATATAGATGAGTGGTTCGAAGATATCAAATAAAAATCTCATCTGTCCATTCTGTGGAAAACTTGGACAAAGAATGCGGGGAAGGGTAGCTTATACTTTCTTCTCGTGTGAGCATTGCAAAGTTATATTTGGAGGTGAAGCAAATGGAAGAGAAAAAACAAATAAATCAACCAGCAACAAAGGAAAGCGAAAAAAGAAAAATTAACCAACCACCGGTAGTAATACCGACAGTCGGTTCGGGCGATCTTAAAATTCCACATATCGGAAAGAAACCTTTTAAAGAGCATAATTTGTTTAAAGATGGACCAAGCCGAGGTGGCTCTTTAGGCAACTTTCCAAAAAAGAAATGAATTGTGATTACTACCGCTTTTCAATATCTTTTGAAGATTATGAAGTAATTAAGGGAATACTCTATCAATGTGCTTTGGCTGGAATTACTTTGACTCGTATTCCATATGTTTCGGAGGATATTGAAAATGTTGGTAAAGTAATAAGCGAAACGTGCCTTGATGGTTTATTACGGCTTGAAAACGGAAGGCATATAAAGCGACCTGGAAGGAAGGTTAAAGATGGCAAAGAAACCTGAAATAAGATATCCAAAAAGACCTGCGCATGGGCAGAAGCAAAGACTTCTCGGTAATAGGGAAGGTTCCTGGAGATATGCTTGGCAGGTAGTAGTAGATCCTGGAACTGATAATAACTCGTCCGAACGTGAAGGGGAAAAGTATACTTGGTTTACAGACAAGTGGAGTCTTCACGTTAATGAAGTCACTGATGTTGGTGCAGCAGTTATTACTTTTGATTTCAAGCCCGTTCCTAAGGGCAATCGTCTTCGGGCACGATTTGTTGGTTATTATACTGGAAACCATGGGACTCCTAATGCCCCAAGGATAGAGGCATACGATTATAACTTAACTGATTGGGTTGCCGTATCGGGTGGCGCTTTATCACAGCAGCAAAGTGCTGATGAAATAATAGACGTGGAATTGGCTGGCGACGGTGATTGGTGGGCAAGTGGAACGGATAATGTTCGCCTTCGTGTAGCCCATCCAGATATAGGTGGAAACGAGAACCACGAGTTCTTTATCAATGAGCTATCTTTAATGCAACTTCCTGTTTCTACCACAACGACAACTACCACAACGACAACCAGTACTACAACGACAACATAATGGGCGAAGTAATAAACATAAGTAATTCGTTGCAAGTAGTTGCGGCTTGCCCTGAATGTGGGTGTCAAGTTTGGTATATCCATGTTGACAGGATTGGTTCTTGGAATAACATACTTGAATTTGAGTGTGGAAATGCGAATTGCGCGTTTATTATTCGTATGGGAAAAGTAAAAGTAATTGACGTTGGAGAGATAGATGAATCGAAGGAAAGTTCTTAAACTGAGTGGCTTTAAGATAGATTATTCTAAAAATACTGGTCTTAATGAATTTATTAATAATCCAAATTGCACTTTCCTTGGAACGCAATGCGATCAGTCTTTTACTGCTTTTTTTATATGGGAGAAGTTTTTCCAGTCGAATGGTGATATAAAACGGTTCTTGGAATTAGGCTGTGACTTTGGTGGAACCAGTGTTTTCTTTGCTCTTTGGTGTTATAATATTGAAGCCGATTATCATGGGTTTGATTTTAGGCCGAAGAGGAGATATCGGTCTAAGCCAGTAATGCGATTGATTCAATTAGCAAAGAAAATGAATACTGGAAATCTATACAATGAGAAAATGACAAATAAAGTTATTGAACTCATTAAACAGCCTGGAAGATCAGTTCTATTTTGTGATTGTATAGACAAGCCATGGGAGTTTAAAACTTTCGGCCCTTATTTAAAGAAGAATGACGTAGTGGCTGTCCACGACTGGGACAGGGCAATTAAAGATAAATGGGTTCAAAAAACGATTCTTCAAATTTCTCCTGTGAAGTTATTGTATGAAGATGAACGTTTAAAATTAAATACTCTTACTCGCTTTTTTCTTAAGGAATAATTATGGCTAAAGACTATGTTAAATTAGTCTTAGAACAGGCTCAGGAGACTAATGAGGCGCTTGAAAATAAAATAGGTATGGATCAACGGAGGCTAAGAAAATCAATAACAAATTTAGAGAAAAAAATTGTTTCAGAATTTTCTCAACTTAGCACAAGCGACCTTGGAAATCTACTCGGCCCGAAAGTAAATCTAAAAAAGGCTCAACATCTTCAAAAAAGATTAGTTAAACTTTTTGAAGAAGAGTATGGAAAGACTGTCCGTTCCAGTGTTGAAGGCTACAGTGAAATATCTGGATGGATAGATGATAACTTTAAAGAGCTGGACGTTATAGCAAAATTTACTGATGTTGATAAAACAATGATGAATCAACTCGCGAAGCAAAATTTGCTTGAATTTACTAATATCGGGGTTCAGGCGCAGACAAGGATCTCTCAAGCAATGTATAATCTTGTTTCTTCAGGCGCGATGTTTGATGATCTTGTTAAAGAAATCCGTGGAGCATTGACTGGGCATAAAGATGCGCGTGGACAGCCACTTTCTAAATACGCTGAGCTATATGCGAATGATGGAATAATGAATTATTATAATTCTGTTCATGTGGAAAAAGGAAGAGAAGCTGGTCTTCGACATATGCTATACGTTGGAGATATTATAGCTACAACTCGTGATTTCTGCACGAAGAGAGCCATGAAAGTTTATACTGTAACGCAAATCAATTCGTGGACACATAACTGGCAAGGAAAGCGTGGACCTGCTCTGACTTATCGTGGAGGTTGGAATTGTAGACATCATTGGAAAGCAGTAAAGAAAGAATGGATAGATGATCTTCGCCAGAGATATGGGGAGCCAGTTGCCTATGTTGAAGCTATTGAAGCACCGAAAGGATTTGTCAAACCGGAAGGTGGCAGGGGATGGAATGAGTTCTCTAAGTCAGATAGAAGTAAATTATCCAGAATGAGAACAAAAATGATGGGCGGATATACTTTTGAAGCAAACTCAGCCCGAGTTAAGTTTTGGTGGGGAGAGTTAAATGACGCTGAAAGAAATGCATTTGTGCAAGCTTGGCAATCGGAGGGGATAGATGTATCACCTGCATTTCTTAAAAAGGGTGAAAAAGTAATAAAACCAGTAGTAAAACCAAAACCCGAACCCAAACCAGTAGTAAAACCAAAACCTGAACCTGACTTAGAAGGTGGTTCGGTTGTTGAACCAGTAAAACCAAAGGAGGTAGTAAAACCGACACCATCAAAGGGTTCACCGGAGGAGTTGAAAGAAAAGTACTTGGCTCTTGAGGCTAAATATAAGGAAACATCAAGCTTGTGGTGGAAGAAGGGGATAAGCTTTGATGAAATTGAAAAACTCGGCGACGAAGTATTTGATGCTAAAGTTGATTGGGTCAATACGCTATCTGGTAAGGAATTGCAGAAAGAAAGAAAAAAAATTGTCGAAAGTTTGCTTAGAATGGATAGCAGTTATCCAAGCAGTGTTCGTAGACAAGCAATAAAATATATTGAACTTGGAACGGAACATATTCCATATCGTCTTCTTGCTGATATGGAACGAAGAGGATTGTATATTAATTATACTAATAGCACAGGAAGGGCACACTTTATAAGTCGAGCTGAAGGAGAAATAAATATTTTTGGAAAGGCACCAGATATACCTGCAACAGTTGCACACGAGATGGGGCATGCAATTGACTGGTTCTTGTCTTCGAATGCAAGAGGGTTTGGTGGATTTGCAGGTCGTTGGTCTAACACGATTTACGCGACAGCGAAAGAAGCTGATCAGTATAATGGATGGTTCCAAAAACAATTACTTCCAAGTAAAGTGACAAAAGATTATGGAAATGGGGATGGAAAATATTGGGTTGGAAAGTTTATTAATAACTATGAAGCCCGGATATATAAAGGACAAGGCAAACATCCGCAGTTCTTTTCTATGGCTTGTGAAAGATATCACAACGCATTTAGAAATTATATGAGTAATAGATTTGACAATCAAATTGAAAACATTAAAAAAGGTTTAAAGCTTAGTACAGATGCATTGAAAGAATTTAAACCCAGCGATTCACAGTATAGGCATACTCTTTCGCTTATTAAAATAAGAAGAGAAGAGCTTAGAGGCTTGTTTCCAGCAGGTAAAAGTTATGAGCAAGCAAAATGGGATTGGGCTTTTAATTATGGCAAGTGGAAGAAGCAAAAGAAATTTTATCCAGAGTATGCTGGGTGGATGGAAGGCTTCTTCGAAAGAATTAATAAAATGTCCGGTCGTTCAAAGTATAATTATGGATTTGTTCATAAACAAAAGGAATATACTCTTTCGAATATTAAAGAGATAAATAAAATGGAATCGCAAATTCAATCATTCGTGGAGAAGATTTAAAATGACAATTGAATATAAATTAGAAGATGAAGAGACTGGAGCAAAAGGAAGTCTTATTTATGATGATAATCCTGATGCGAAACCTGTCAGCTTTGCTGTATTATCTGATGATATGAAGTTGGTTAATAAGCTTGAGAAGTATTTCAACAGGAAGCGAGAGTTTTATATTCCGGAATCACAACTTATCGATGATTATAGAAAAGATTATGCTCGGCCTGTTGATGAGTTAACTTATTTTGAAATATCCATAACTGAATTGTCAAGCAGAATAGGGGTTGATTTTAACGAGTGATATTCATTATTAACTATACGGATTACTTTCAATATACTATACTTCATTTAGCTCATGAAGTATTTCCATTAACGAGCAAGATGTGGATTGTTACCTTCGATTCAGGTCCACAAATTACTTTTAATGATGTATTAAATTAAAAAGGAGGTGATTTTTGGAGAAAAAGGAAAGCAAAGAATTTATTTCTTGTGGAAAGTTGTTTGTGAAGTTAAAATTAATTGTAATTTATTATTATTATTAATGTTTAATATGTCCCGGACGGGACAGAAAGGTGGAAACCATGTTTGTGAAACTTGCTTTGGAAGAGGATGGTAAGACCCCAAAGGTGTCGGAAGACGGAAAGCCTATTTTCATCGATGACAAAAACAGTGAAGTTCCTGTCGACGTTCCATCAATGTACCAGAAAATAATTGATCTCGGCAAAGAGAACAAAGGTCATCGTGAGTCAAACGAAAAGTTGAAGACGAAGTTCTCCATCTTCGATGATATTGAAGATATTGAAGCCTGGAAAGCGGAAGCTGTTAAGGCTTTGGAGACTGTGTCAAACTTTAACGAAAAGGATTGGCTCAAAGCTGAAAAGGTGGAGTCAATGAAACGTCAGATGAACGAAGCGCATAAAACCGAGATTGATGAAGTAAAAGCTTCTGTTCAAAAAACAATTGAGGATTACAAGTCAACAGTGGCAAGAAAAGATTCTCAAATTTTCAAGCTGACGATTCTGTCTGAATTTTCAAAATCACCGCTCTTTACTGGAGAAAATCGAAAAACAACTATGACACCCGACGCAGCGGAAGCCATCTTCGGGAAGAATTTTAAAGTTGAAGAAAGCCCAACCGATCCCGACAAACTTTTAACCAGAGTCTACTATGACAATGGTGAGTTAATATATAGTGCTGCACGTCCGGGGGAGCCTGCCGATTTCCATGAAGGTATGGCTTCACTGTGGGAACAGTATCCACAAAAGGATAACTACATTCGTGGCGACAGAGGCGGTTCGGGAGCACAAGGTGGGCAAGGCGGTGGTCGTGAGAAAGAAGATACGTCCGATATTGCAACTCTCCAGAAGCAGTACCAGGAAGCTGTGGCTGCCAAGAAGACAACACTTGCAATCTCTCTAAAGAACAAAATTTGGGATTTGAAGAGAAAGCAACAGGCAGCCTGATTACTCAATTAAAAAACTTTTCAAGGAGAGTTTAAAATGGCGAATGTAAACGCTGCTGCAACTGTTTGGAACTGCCCGAACTATACGGGTGAACTTTACTTGATCGGTGCAAACAGAACACCGTTCCTTAACATGATTGGTGGGCTCCAAGGTACCGGAGTCCGGACAGTCGCCGACTTTCAGTTTCCCTTGGCCCAGCCTTGGGCGCTTGAAAGTGCTTCCCAACCGGCAATCACAGAGACTGCTTCTTTGACTGCCCCCACACCTTGGACTTATGTCCGTGGGCAGGATGTTAATACTTGTCAAATCTGGCAGCGACAAGTATCCGTGAGTTATGCAAAGCAGTCCGTTATTGGTCAGGTCGTGGCCGACGCGACAACTGGTTTGATTGATGTTACAGATGGTCAGCCCGTTACCAATGAGCGTGATTTTCAGATTAATGCCCATATGCGTCAGTTGGCTGTTGACATTGACTACACCTTCCTTAATGGCGCCTATCAACAGGCAACTTCAGCTGCCGTTGCAGCGAAGACAAGAGGCGTTATTACTGGTTGCTCCACAAATGCCGTGGATGCTTCAAGTGCAGCTTTGAGTAAAGCTTTGATTGATCAATTGCTGAGAACCATGGCGGATGCAGGAGCAGAGTTCTTGCAGCCTGTAGTATTTTGCGGTGCCTTCCAGAAACAACAGTTTTCAAATGTCTATGGATATGCCCCCGAGGATAGAAACATCGGTGGAACAAATATCAAGATGATTGAGACTGACTTCGCCGAACTCGGCATTGTTTGGGCACCCAATGTTCCGGCGGCAACGCTATTGGTTGCCGACCTTGCATTCTGTTCACCAGTATTCCTTCCCGTTCCTGAGAAAGGAGTTCTTTTTTACGAAGAACTGAGTAAGACTGGTGCAAGTGAAAAGGGTCAAATCTATGGTCATATAGGCATTGACTATGGTCCGGAAGAAATGCACGGAAAGATTACGAACCTCGCTACTTCCTAATCGGTCGGACGGCTTTTAAGTAGTAATTTCGATTGGGAGATAAGGAGATAACTCATGGCGAAAAAATCAACCGCAATTAGACGACGTCGTCTTGCTAACAATCCGGGCGTCCATCCGGAGATGCGGTGGTTCATTGGTTTACTTAACTCGAAGGGTGCTGGAAATGTTCTTTGGGGAACAACCAGCACCACTACAACCACAACCACTACAACGACGACAACAACCACTTCTTAATTGAAGTAAAGTAAAAGGAGGCTTTTATGAAATTCTATCAAGGTCTGCTACCCAGAATCATATGGGATCCGTCGAAAAACACTTCTCTTGTTGAGTTTGACAGGAACGGTGAATTCGAGACTGATGATGAGGATTTGATCAAATTACTTGCTGGGAAGGGCTATCCAACATATTCAGAAATGATGACACTTGAAATGACTGGACGGCTTCCCCATGGTGGATTTGAAAAAGTCGATGATGACACTTTGCCCTCCGGGCGTCCATCAGTCGAAGAAGAAGGCGATCTTCATACACCAAAGGTGAAAACACGCAAGAGAATTGACCTGCCTGCAACGGAGGCACAAGAGCTTGCGAGAAAAAAGGAAGAGCTAAAAAGTAATATCGATGATTTGGAACCTCCCGGAAAAACTAAAGACAAAAAGCCCAAACGCAAAATTACGCGTCGTAAGAAGTAATCTTGGAGGTAGTTATGGCGTTAGTATTTCACGACGATGATGATCTTATAGCTATCAGGTCAGATATTTTTAATTATGGCGAGACTGATTTTGAAGATCAGATGACAGAAGCGGAAAGGGTAGTAATCCGTTCTCTTGACTCACGGTGGTATAGGGCAAATGCGGAAAACTTTGGAATTGATTGGAGGGATACCCCTTTTGATTCTTCGAAAGTTCTCAATGTGGATCAAGTAAAAAAGGCATGTTCGTATAAGTCTTTGCAATTTATTTATCTGTTTCTTGCCAAGGAATCCCCTGAGCCTGATGGTTTTGAAAGGAATAGTAAAAACTTTCAAAAACTGTACGCCGAAGAAATGAATGAACTCCTGACTGCCGGGATTGACTACGATTGGGACGATAGTGGTGATTTATCTGCGGATGAAATAAAAATACCGCAGGTGCGGCGATTATATAGGGTGTAGTAAATGGCTGATGATTCTGTTCAAATAGTAGGGATAGATCGACTTATAAGAAGGTTCGGCCGAGCCGGAAGACTTCTCATTTCATATGAAGTACTTAATGAAATGGGAGAATACTTGACAACTGCGATTCGTTATAGAACGTTGGCAGGTAAGGAAATTGGAGGTCAACCTTTTGCTCCCTACACCGAGCGATATAGAAAGTTTCGCTTGGCATCGGGTCGTTCTGGAACCCCGAATCTTTTCTTTACAGGTTCCATGCTTAACTCTATGACTTATGTATCATCGCTTGCTCGTGATGAAGTAAAAGTGTTTTTTATGGAAGGCACTGATCGTAGTGGTATGAGTAATCCAGCGAAGGCTTTTTATTTACAGAACAAAAGACCGTTCTTTGGGGCAAGTGCCGAAGATATTTCTAAGATCAATGAAATTTATCGTGAACACGTAAGGGAATTGATCGGTGGCCGAAAATAGTATTAGAGAACGATTACTTTCAGCGTTGGAAATAAGTGTTGGTAATCTTAGCTCCGTCAAAACTGTCATAAGGCGCCAGCCGTCTGACATTGAGGAGTTGAAGACTTACGCCGCAACGCAATTGCCGCTTGTTTCGATTGTCGGAAGTCTTCCAGTTCCATTGGAGAAAAGAACTACGAGATTGAAAGGAAACATTGTAGATAAATTTGTTTCTGAACTCCGAGTGGAAAATTATTTTTACTTTATGAATCGTGTTAATCCTGACACGCAGATTTCTAATATATTGGACGACTTCTGGGTATTGATGTATGGAGATCAAACAAGAAGCGGACTTGCTATATCCACCGATCTCGAGCCGAAAGTTGAAGTAGTAGTATGGGACCCTTATGTTGCTTTTTCTGTTATAGCAAAAATTATTTACATTCACGGCACGGGAGGAATTTAATATGCAACCGCATTCAACTAAAAATTACACAATCCTGAAAGGGATTTTCTACATCGCTGAATTTTCGGGCGGAGCTCCTGGGGCCTATTTTGATATGGGTAATGCAGTAAGGGCGGAATATGAGCCACAGATTGAAAGGCTTCCGCATTATTCCAATCGAAGTGGTTTCAGGGTAAAGGATGCAAATCCGGTTATCAGTGCGGAATATATGTTGAGAATAACTTTGGACGAGCATGCCGCAATCAACCTGAAAAAGTTTTTGATGGCCGAGCAAGCCGGATTGAATCTTTATATGATGGACACGGAAGAGATGGAAAAGGAGTATGCCGTCCGCTTCATTGAAGACAATCCACATGGCCCAAATAAAACTTGGAACTTTTGGAAAGGCACAATTGGCCCGAATGGCCCAATCCAGTTAGTTGGTGATGGAACGGCTTGGGCGGAAATGGAATATCTCTTTACTGGGTTATCCGATACGGCCAACCATCCTGAATCGCCATACGGCACTGTACTATATAGTTCAAGCGAAACTTCAACCACTACTACTACCACATCCACAACGACTACTTCTTAATCGTTTGGCTTGGTAGGTAATCTGCGGAGGTAGTTATGCCAAGGCTACATAAGTCGAGTGAAATCGACGGTAAGAAAATCACTGTGTATGAGCTGACTGTAGAAGAGATAATTAATATAGGAGAAGAACAAAAAAGATTAAACGATCCTTCGCTGGATCAATTTAAAGTTCTTCTTGAAGAATATCTTGGAAAGGCAGTAACAGGAATAACTTTGGATGATCTTATTAAAATGGCTCCTTCCGATATCAAAGTTATCTATGATGACTTCCTTGAGGTGAACAAAACTTTTTTCGGGGTGGCTCGGTCCTTGGGGCTGGCCGAGCTACTGGAGACATTGAAACAGGCAGTACAGAAGGACTTTTTGAAACTGCTTGTCGCCTCATTACCTTCGGGTTCGTAGATATTTTGAACTGGGGATATAGCTACTTTATTACCGCATTGAATGTTCATCTAAAAGTAAAGTATGAAGAAGAACGTTCTCGTGCTTTATCTTTTAGATTAGCTCGCTTTTTACCTGACAAAGAGTTTTAGTTATATGTTAGAGGCGGGAGGTAGTTATGGCGACTCAGTCCGAAACACTTCAAATCATTATAAGACTCCGGGATCAAGCAACTCGTGGACTAAGACAGCTTACTCGTGTCACCGACTATGTTAAAAGAGGCATGGCAGGATTGACAGGTGCTGTCTTTAGTTTACAGGGAGCAATTGCAGGTCTTGGAATCGGCCTTCTTAGTAGACAATTCATAAATACAGCAGCCAGTTTTGAAGCTATGGAAACAAAGCTGGATGCTCTCACCAAAGGCAAAGGAACGCAGACGCTTGAAGCATTGAATGAATGGGCTCTGCGAATGCCTGTCAATACCCAGAAAACAGTTCAAGCTTTTACTATGATGCAAGCAATGGGTCTGGACCCGACACTTAAGAAGATGGAGACCCTTGTGGATGTTGCTGTGTTGTTTGGGGAAGATGCTATGCCTCGTGTTGCAAGAGCATTAGGACAGATGCAAACACTTGGAAAGCTTGCCGGAGAAGAGTTAAACCAGTTATCCGAAATTGGTATTAATGCCAGGAAATACTTGACTCAAGAACTTGGAATGACTGTTGAACAGTTACAAAGAACCAAAACGGATGTTAACAAAATTGTCAAAGCTATATTAACTGGTATGGAAAAAGAGTTCGGCGGTTCAGCAAGAAAAATGATGAACTCTTGGTCTGGTTTGACTTCCACTCTTGCTTCATACTGGACAGAATTCCAGCGACGAGTAATGAAGACTGGGGTTTTTGAACATATTAAATTTCAGCTTGCTGAATTGAATAAATATATTGATAAGATGATTGCCAGTGGAGAGTTCGATCTATGGGCAGCCCGAGTTGCAGTCACTGTTATTACTTCGTTTCAATTAATGACACGTGCAGTAAAGTTTTTTCTTGATGCAGCAATGGGAGCTGAATGGTCTCTTAATAGAATTGCTGTTGAAGCAAAGAAATTTCGATTGACTGCAATGAGAATGGAATTTAATCGTTTATTTAAAGCTTTAGATGAAGGTGGAAAGGAAGCTGAGTACTATCAAAGGATATGGGGTGAGGATTGGCAAACTCGTGCAGCTGAGAGAGTTCGAATGTTGCAAAAAGAAATTGATGAGTTAACAAATTCTGCTACATATTCTGCTGAGGAGTTATACCAAACAGAAGAAGCACTGGAAGGCTTTTCAAAGTTGATTGAGAAAGCACTTGAGACTTTAGCTGAAGCAAGAAGGAAAGCTTTTGAACCACGAAAAAAACCTGAAGACTTTGAAATAACTCCACCACCAAGACCGAAACCACCACCGAAGCCAATAGAACCTGGATTACTCGCTGCACGAGCAAGCGCCGAAGCTAAAAAAGCAATGGAAATAAATAAGACGCTTGTTTCGGCTTTGGAACAGCAATGGGAACAGCATAATGTTAGTCTTGACGAGTACTTTAGAAGAAGGGAGCAATTGCTTAATGAGCAATTTGAAATTCAGCAGAAATCCCTTCAGAAAAGACTTGGGCTTGCCGCAAAGGAAGGGCAAAGGGAACAAATAAGGGCGGAGATGTTTTCGCTTCGCCAGGAGCAAATAAGACAGTCTATAAGTCTTGAGCAAGAGTACAGAAAAGCAATTGAAGAAAGAAACCAAGTTGAAAAAGAATCTCAAGAAATTATAACTGAGATTAAAGAACGGATTCTTAGTCTTCAAGTTCAGCAAGGGCCGAACCTTTCTAAGCGATTTGAATTAGAAAATAAGCAAATGATGAGAAGGCAACAGCAAGAAATTGATGCTCTTCTTGAAATGCAAAAGAAAGGATATGAAGTTGAAGAACAACTAAACGAAGCAAAGAATCAACATATTCTTGAGCAAGAACAGGTTGCGGCTAATCAGAGAAAAGTAATATGGGAAACATATATTAGCAGTATTCAAAGTACTTTGACGGATATGACTGATATGTTTCTTGATTGGTATAAAGCTTCTGGTGAAAAGAGTAAAGAATTATTTACTCTTTTTAAAGCTGCATCAATTGCTCGTGCCCTAATTGCTACATATGAATCAGCTACAAAGGCTTACAATGCTATGGTTGGAATTCCAATTGTTGGTCCATCATTGGCAACTACTGCTGCTGCAGTTGCTATTGCTGCCGGATTGGCGAAAGTTCAGTTAATACGTCAACAACAGATGGCAGGTGGAGGATTGGTTGAAGGTAAAAGCCCACATCCAAAGGCTGATAATATTAATATAAAAGCAACAGCTGGGGAGTTCATGCAACCAGTTGATGTTGTGAGACATTATACAGAGCGAGGTATGGAAGTAATTAGGCAGAAGAAAATCCCACGTGAAGTATTACTACAATTTGCAAGTTCTTCTTTCAGCATTCCCAGGAGTACTTACCTTGCTGGTGGTGGAAGTGTTTCAAATGTAATTAATAGATCAGGTGATATTAGGAATGTTGAAGGAAATCAAATTAGCATTAGACCAAAAATTGTACTTCCAGAGAATTTATCTTTTATTGGAAGACGACTCGAAGCTGAAATAGAACCAGTGGTTCTTCGAGTTATTGAAGAGGAGTTAAACTACTAATGCAAACTTTAGGCGGATATACATTCTACTGGAATCCAGATGTAATGAGCATTCCAGAAAAGCAAAAGACCGTAGCAATTACTGCAACCTATGGAGGTTCGGCGATCTTTGAATGGAGTGCAATACTTCAAGGAACGAAAGTTGTTCTTGAATGGGAGTTTATGCCAAGAGGGATGTATAAGCAGTTGAGAATAATGTATCTTCAAGTTGGAACAACATTTATTTGGAATCCCGAAGTTGGGGGGAATACATATAATGTTAAAATTGCAAACCTTGAAGGAGAATATTTTCAAAATACTTTCTACGATAGTAAGTGGAGAAGAAATGTAAAGATGACTTTTGATGTCAGAAGTCTATCTGCAGTACTTCAATCAACGTCAACAACTACAACCAGTACTACCACGACGGTTTGATCTATGGCTTTAACTTTAGACAGCACACTTCAGACCCGTTTAGACGGAATAGAACGGCAACCTGAAATTGAAATATTAAGTAGCGAGTTTGCCGAAAGTATTCCATTTCAGGGAAATAGTTTTGGAATAGCTGGAAGCGATGTATTTAATCCACAAATAATAAATCATAGTAGCGGTCGTCTTGGACAATTATATATAGAAAGTGACGGAAGTTTCATTTGGATGTACACAGATGAGACAAGAAGTCAATGGACGACTGTTGATTTGTCGGCAATAATAAATGAACACGTCGAGTACGCTTCAGCCGTTGAATTAGCGAATGGAAATATTGGAGTAATTGCAATTACTGGACAAACTGATAGAAGGCTGAAGCAATTTACAATATCAATTATTGGTTCTGTTATAAGTGGCTTGAGTCAAATAGAAGACTTAAGTGATACATATGATTGGAGTTCTCCATATGTAGTTCTTTTATCTTCGGGTGATTATTATATGGTTTATGTTCGTAAGGATGAAACCACACCAGCATATACTATATATTCGCGTACAGCCAGTACTTGGGGAAGTTGGGGTTCGGCCTCTGACATAACTCCAAGTGGTGTTAATACTTCTCGTGAAATTGATAATCCAAGTTTATTTGAAACCGATGATGGAGATTTATTTCTTCTATTTGATCACGTAACTGCTATTCAAGATGCAGTTACAATTAAAAATATTTTTAGTTCTATAAGCACAGATGATGGTTCATCTTTTGGGACGGCTTCGGCACGAACGAGTTATACTTCCTACGGTTCAAATGGACTTGATCCAATAATGGTTCAAAGATCAAATGGAACAATTTGGCTCATTTTCTATGAGAATCGTAGAGTACTTCATATGGATGAAACAGCAACGGGATTTCTCAGTAGTTGTTCTTCGGGGCTTGGGTATGGAATGGGAAATAAAGAGCTTGGATATGACTATGCTACTGGGAAGATAATTGTTGCATTTGGAAATACTTCATTTGGGGTGAAGAGCTTATGTGGAATTGCAATAGTTGATAAAGATACATGGAGTATTGATAAGGTTTATTATAGTGGTTCTTCGCCACAGATTAATAATATTTTTAGAGATAATCAAATATTTCAATTGCATTCTGATGGAAAGTATATGGCTGCAAATGTTGGCAATGGTTATGGGGAACATAGTGTTGTAATGGTTCTCAATCATTCATCAGATACAATAGTCAATTATGTAATTGATGATATTAGTATTAGTGGAATATCTGATGGAATTCCTTCATATAATCTTCCGAGAAATATAGAATTTGAAAGTGGTGATGCAACTGGCTTAACTACTCCAAAGGTTCATCGTGTTTTAATAGATGCTTCGCAAGATAGATTATATTTAGCTTTTAGAAGTGGATTTGTTGGAGGGTTTAAAGTTAGCTTTGCATATATTGATTTAACCGAATCCCCCGATGGCGAGGGAATGTATACTTTAAATTGGTTAACTCCTATAAGTGGTGTTTCTTGGACAAGTCTTACCCGATGGCAAACTGAATTAGATGCATGGAATTTTGTTCGTGACCCAGATCGTGGATATATTATCTTTCATAGTGGAAATGAATACTCTACGATAAGGCAAGCTGTAGTAATCATGGATGAAGATAATAACTGTGCGGTAGTTAAGGAAACAACTTATGACACAAATAATTCATTTCCAATTAATGGAATCGAAAGATGCATCCAGTATAACGGTGTGCTGTACGGACATTTTAATTATAGAGCAGATTATCCAGATACGGATAAGCGTGGGCTCATAGAGTATAATTATGTAACAGAAACAATTTCATATCATAGGCCACCGTTTTGGACAAAGGATCAATATTACTTCAATGACTTCACAGTTGATGAAGATACTGGTATAATTTATATTGCTTCAGGTGAAGGTGTTCTTGCGTTTGACACAAATACAAAGCTGTTTACTCGTTATGATAGCGAGACATTGCCAGGATTTGTTAGGAGTGGTGAGCAAGATGCTATGACTCAGATTGCATTCGATCCAGTGAGTGAAGACATTATTGCTGGAAGCGTTAATGGAGGGAATTATCTTGAAGGGATTTTAATGTTCAATGCGAGTGGATATTACAATCAACTTCAATATATAACTGCCGATAAGCAAGTTACTTGGCAATGGGATAGTCAATTTGATTTAAGTTATTATAATTCAGAAATTGGGCCTTCTGCAGCTATAGATGAAGACAATGTTTTGTGGGTTACATGGAGTCATGATGATTGGCAGAATAATCAAAAGGTTTTATATTGGGATAATGACTTAGGCGATATAGATGTAACAAATGATATAACTGGTTCGGTTTCTTTAAGTTGGGAACTTAAAAGAATTAATCAATTATCATTTAGTCTTGGAAATGCCCATCTCTACGACCCTCAAAATTTATTAAGTACAAAAAATGTTGTCGGGCAAAAGGGTAGAAAAGTTCAAGTTAGAATAGGGGAAAAAATTGGAGAATATACATATTGGGTTAATCAAGGAATTTTTCTTGTTGATTCTTCTAAAATAAATTATTCTCGCGGAAAAGAAATGGTCTTAAACCTTGACTGCAAGGGGAAGACTTCTTTGTGGAAACAGAAGCAAATAAGTGTAACTGCATTATATAGTGGAAGTATGCCAGATACAGTCATTACTGATTTAATAGATGACTTCACTCAATTTCTTTCTACTGAATATAACTTACCTACTTTTGACGATGAGCATGGAATTTACTATCAATGGCTTGATAAAACACTTTATGAAATTATTGAAGAGTTAGTTGATCACTTTTTTTATGCAATGTTCGAAGATGCTGATGGAATTTTTACTTGTCGTCGTGTTGATCTTGAGCAAGATGTTGATCACGAATATTCAGATCAAATGCAAGTAATTGATTTTACTCCTGACGATAGTTATAGTGATTATACAAATCGCGTTCGAGTGATTGGTGAAACAAATGATTATACTGAAGTTGTTCATGATGAAGAAATGATTACTTCCCGTGCTGGAACTGTTGGTTGGTGGGTAAAGGAAAAAGAAGAGACCATATATTTTAGTGAAGATCAGGAAAGGCATTGTAGAAATCCAAGGCTCGAAGTAAAGCATTCACCGAAAGAATACGGATTACTTTTAGACCAGCTATCAACAGGTGAAGGCGGAATTAGAATTAGCTATATTGACCCTTATGAATCATATATCGAAGTGGAAATAAGAGTTGCCGATTTAACTGCCGCATTAATTGGGGCAATAGTTGCAATGATTGCCTTGGGTGCTGCCGCAATTACTTGTGATTATGGAAAGGTATGTGGAGCTTATATGTGGGGCTTGGCGATAGCTATAAGTCTCATCTTGTATATCCTTGCCGCTGTTGCACAATATCAATACGAGGTTTGGGCAAGACCTCTTGGGCGAGTTAAAACAACTATCCAGTATGAAGCAAATGATGAAGAACTTCAAAGAAAGTTAAATGGTGAAATTGTAACAAGAGAGTTCACCGATCCGCTTTGTAACAGTGTTACGGAGTGTAGACGTGTTGCAGAGGGAAATTTGGAAATGTTAAAGGCGCAACGTCGCAGAGTTTCATTCCAGAAGATAACCCATCTTCAAGATGAGTTATTAGATAAAATAAAAGTATACCATCCATACAGTGGGGAAGGTATGGAAATATTAATTGTCAATTTGAAAAGAACTTATGAAAAAGGAAAAGGTGTCTTTGATAAAATAGAAGGCTGGAGATATATTCCTTGAGACTATATAATAAAAATATCGTTACCAAGCGTCTTAGAGAGGCTCAAAGATATTCGGTTGTTGATCGTGACGCAATTATATGGAATGTTGATACTGGGAATTACTACGCCTTAGTTAAAATTCAAGGTAGTAATACACAGATAAAAGCCCATTATCCTCGTAATTGGAAAAAGATACCGACTTGGTTAAAAAAAGGGAATGCTGTCAGAATAAGACATCGTTCAGGTGTTCCGGGGTTTATTGAAGTAGTTGGTCATGGAAGAGCAATACCTTCACCAGTTGAAGGAGATTTACTTCCAACAGCATCGGAGCTTGAAAATGGAATAGTTAGTGGAATGGAGATATTGGAATATTCCGGCGGTGGAATGAACGTCATAGTAAATGATGGAACATATAGAATTGATGGCACTCTTTATACATATAGTATAGCGGCAACTGGTTATATAGTGATGGATGATCCAGCCCCAATGACTATGGGTTCAGGTTTTACTATGGGGTTTTATGATACGGCAACTTCGATATCTATATCTGCTGCCCCAGCTGGAACATCTGCTCGGTATGATGCTCTTGTTATAGGAATAAATGGTGTTGTTGATGTTGTTGAAGGTACTTCAAGAAGTATTACTGCAGGTGCACCAACGAAGCCATCTATACCTGCTGATCATATTTTAATTGGTTATCTTTTTATTTATTCTGGAATGACTTCTATATCTTCAGCTGATATAGGGGTTGAATGGACTGAACCAAAGGCAAATACGGTTTCCATTACGAGTGCTATTAAGCAAGGTGATGGAAGTTTTGAGATGGAATGGGATGGAGGTACAAATTATCCAACAGCTTCTTTTACATTTAGTATAAAGGATCAATATGATTTTTCTCGTCCGATAAGTGTAACTGCAACATTCAGTGTTATTAATGGAACTGGGTTGGTGAGTAATACTGATTCTGGTGGTTGGGCTTCAAGTGCAACAAAAGTATGTGGAAGTAGTGTTACTTTTTACTACCAGCGTGATCAAACAGAAACCCCGGAGATACCCCCATTTCTAAAGATAGAGTTTGAAGATTATACTCCTTTGACAACATTAATTGTAATTCGTTTACTTGATTCAGGTGGAGACCCGATATGAGTAATTTTGAAGAAAAGTTTTTGGAAATTGACAAGAAGCTTGATTACATTACTTCACTTTTGGAATTGATAATTGATAATTTTCCTTCTTCGAAAAGAATCAATTTCTCAGAAGCAGTAAATCCAATCCTCGAAAGCCCAGTGATAAAACAAAATCCGATGGTTAAGGATATGCTGGAGACTTTTGTAGAAAAACTTGGAGGTTCGTGATGAGTGAATTCTATCATACAGCATATGTTGATGGAACAACAGAATTTAAGGAAGCTGATATGGGTGCACCACTTGGTGAGCTTGATGCTGCAATTAAAGCACTTCATCTTCCAAAGTACTATGATTATTCCGGTCAATATCTTGGAGATACGCCGAATAGTAATGGCCTTATAATGAGGGCAGTTATTGGTCGTTATATGGTTTTAAAAGCTAATGCGCCGGGAAGTAAATTGTATATTGGAACGCCTCCAGGTGATGGGCCGAAGACTTTTACCCTAAAGAGAAATGGGTCATCGATAGGTACAATATTAACAAATCCTGGGCACAACTTTGGTGCATTTACTGTATCGTCAGATGTGACATTTTATAATGGCGATTTACTTGAATTGTATGCACCAAATCCGGCTGATTCTGTTTTACAGGATATAAGTTGGAATATTATTATGTATCGTCCAGATGCTGAAGGTATGAGTACTTCGACAACTACAACCACCACAACCACTACAACCACTACCACTACAACGACGGTGTAAGGAGTTTAAAGATGGCAAGAATATTTATAGAAGGCGGTGAACATGGGAATGTAAATACTCTATTATTTACTTCCCAGAGTGGCCTTCAAGTAAATGCCGGTGCTATGGCTGGATTCAGTGGAGCCTATGATATGAAATTTAATTCTGGATATGCTTATGGCGATATAACACTGGATCAAACATATAGCGAATTATATGTTGCATTAAAAATTTATCCGGTAGTTCGAAGTGGAAATGGACCCGGAACCATATGTTTTTATGATTCAGCACTTACTGCAATAGGTTCTTTGTTTTTTTACTATGATGGCTCAACATATTTTTATGTTCGGCTTATGCTTGGGGCGCAAAATTCAGGAACCATTCTTGAAACTGGGGCAACTGAAATTACACCTGGAACTGTTCATTTACTTCAAGTACGTTATAAACCATTAAATACTGGTGGAATATTTCAAGTAAAGCTGGATAATCAGACACCACTGGAATGTGATTATAGTGGGGATACTACGGCGGGACTTGAGAATATTAAAAAGGTAAGAATTGGCGCCAATGGTGTTGATAACTATCAAAGTGAGTTTGATGATGTAGTCATTGATGATAGCGAATGGCCGGGAAATACTCGTATACAAAAACTTCAAATAAGTGGGGCTGGAACTACTGGTGAATGGGATGCAAGTGCTGGAGACCCATATGCGTGTGTTGATGAAATACCATATAGTGATTCTGATTATATATCAACAAATGTTCCGGGGGAATTAGCTACATTCGCTTGTGCTGATATGACTGGAAATGTTGGAAAAGTAAAAGCGTTACAGCTTCAAGGAAGATTACTATACGAAGGTGACCCAGCCCCAAATAAACAAAAGTTGGCGATTAGAGTAAATGGATCTAATTATTATAGTGGGCGATTTACTCCAGGAATTGCGGTTGCAAATTTTAGAAAGATATGGGCTGTAAACCCCGATGATTCCGAGGCTTGGCAAGAGGCAGATATAAATGCGATTGAAATTGGAACCCGTGCAATTCAAATGACAAGTACTTCGTCAACCACAACAACTACAACGACTACTTAAAATAAAAAGATTGATTAATGGCTGATATCCAAAAAGCTACACAAATTCTTGGTCAGGTTGAGTATGAGGAAGGTCCTTTTCAGGAAGCTACACAAATTCTTGGTCAGGTTGAGTTCCAGACTTCTTCTACGACCACCACTACGACCACCACTACGACCACCACTACTACACATGAATGGGAAGAAGATTTTAGTGGGATGGGAACTGGTAGTCCTCCATCTGGCTGGACTGAAAGCTGGGATACAGTAAATGTTGATACTACTGTTGAAGCTGTCGGTAAGGATAAAAGTCTCAGTCTTGATATATCCAGTAATGCAAAAGTGGCTGTCATCAATGATGTGATAAGTAAGAAAGATATTGAAGTACTTGCCCTCGTCCAGGCAAAGAATTCTTTTGCTACACTGGCTGGTGGTGTTGGGTGCAGAATAAGCGGTGCTGGAGGTAGTGAAACCGGATATGTTGCACATCTTGATGTTGCCAATGATGATATTATTTTGCGAAGATATAATAATGGAGTAAATACTGGACTGACAAGTGCTTCAAAAACAATAACAGCGGATCGTTGGTATTGGGTGAGGCTTCGTGCACAAGGGTCCGTTATAAAAATTCGTGTTTGGGGAAAACAAGATTCCGAACCTGGAACATGGGATATTGATTATACTGATGGCTCCCCAATTACTTCTTCTGGTGAAGTTGGGGTTATTACTTTTAATGCGGATACTTTCTGTGATCATTTTCTTGCTGAAAGCAATTCAGATGATTGGCCTATACTTGTTCCATCTGGTTATATAACAACCACTACAACAACCAGTACAACCACTACAACTACATTTACCACAACAACTATTACTGGAACAACTACATCTACGACAACCGAAGAAGATTACTGGACTAACTTTAATGAATATACTGCTGATCAGTCGCCCTCTGATTGGACAGAATTATGGGAGTCACCTGTTTCAAGTATAACAGTTAAAGATGATGGAGGCCAGTATGGTGGAAAATATCTTCTTATTGATCATAGTACTTATGGACACTATTATGCAAGATGGAATGATATAGGTGTTGCAGAAAATGTAGATATACTTGCTAAAGTTCAATTTGGTGATCTTTATCCAATTGCTGGGCAGGATTATTTTAAAATAGTTGTTCGTGAAGTAGGTGGTAATAGTAACAAAAATGCATATGAGTTAAGATTATATCCAAGTAATGATAATTTCAAAATTTATAAATGGGTAAGTAATTCAGCAAGTCAAATAGGTGCGACTGGTAGTAAAACTTTTGAAAACTATTGGTATTGGGTTCGGTTTCAAGTACGTGGAAATAATTTAAAAGCAAAAGTTTGGCAAGGGCAACCAAGTGATGAACCTGGAACATGGGGGATTCAAGTAACAGATTCTGCTCATTCCGGTGTCAGCGGTAATGTTGGATTAGGTAGTTATAATGGTGATGCGACAAGTGTTGATTACTTTTCTATTGGTGTTGGTTTAACTAATGATGCCCCAGCGCCAGCTGATTACCAAACAACCACTACAACCACTACCACTACGACTGCAACCACTACAACTGGAACGACTGAAACACCAATGGAACCTCCTTGGTATATTGCAAGTGGTTCGTTAAACACAAGTTAAAGATGTATTGTCATTACTTATTTAAAGTGTTATAATAACTCAACATTTGTTTTTATTTTGTACGGTTCATTAAGTTCCGTAACTATAAAAGATGAAAGGAGAAAAAAATGAAGGTAGCAATCTTATCACATTTTCAAAGTTTCGCCCCGAGCTATGCACTTGCAGTTGGATGGCACGAACGTGCAGTCATGATGAAGTACTTCGGAATTGACTTCACTTTTTTTACTGCCAAAAATTGTCCGGACGGGTTGTATCCAAACCAATATTCAATACTGAAGACAATCCCCGGAAGCCGTCCGTTTGAATTTAAGGTTGAGCAATTTACAGAACAGTATATTGAATTACTTCATGACTTTGATGTTGTGTTGACTGCCGATCTTATCTATCAACGGAAAGGGAACTTTCTTGCTTATAACCAAGCAATGAGAAATGCCGCAAAGGAGATCAAAGCATGGTGGTGTCATTGGATTCATTCATCGTGGACACAAAGACCTGGAACACTTCGTCATCCAGAATCACTTCGTTATACTATGATGGATAGAAGTTTTCTTGTCTATCTTAATGAGGCCGAGGCACCGAACCTTCAGCAAATGTACGAGACAACGATGGATAATATAAGGGTCGTTCATAATCCAAAGGATCCACGTGTCTTTTTTGATATGCATCCATTTAGTGTGAAGATTATTCACAACCTTCAATTATGGAATAAGGAAGCCGTTTGTATCTTCCCCCATTGTAGTACTCGCATGGACGCGAAGGGAATAGACGGTGTAATCAATGTAATGTCGGCACTTAAAAGAATTGGAATTTCTGTCGGAATTGTTTTCGCGAATGCGAATGCAAGAAAAGTTCAGATGGAGATCAAAGAAAAAAAGGCTTTCATGGAAAGTAAAGGCTTAATTGAAAACGAAGACTATATGTTCACGCACGATATTGATACTTATAAACCGATGCCGAGAAAAGTTATTCGTGATCTTTTAAAGATATCAAATATCTTCGTTTTCTCCAGCTGGCGTGAGACAACTGGCAATGCTTTTCAGGAGGCTCAAATAACGGATAATCTCCTTATCCTTAATAAGAACTTGCCTTGTTTACAGGAATTAGCACGTAAAGATTACAGGGCTATCTATGTTGATTTTAGCTTCAAGACTCCTGGAAGAGAAGACGGAAAAACTGGTGACTTTCAAATGGTTAACTATCATCCGGATGAAAATATCTATTTTGATTTACTTGCATCGCGGGAAATAGTTCCGCGACTTCCTGATGTTAGACATCGTTGGGCATTTAGCTTTGAAAGGATATGGTTTACTCAATTTAAACCACTTCTTGAAGAAGCATCAAGGCTTGCTAACACAGTTCCACTTCAGCCTGTGGAAAAGGAGGTGGAATAGTGTTAGTACATTCTTATTTAACAAACGGATTTGTTAAGATGGGTGAAGTATTTCTCAAAAGTCTTCGCATGGTATCAGCCCCTTACTATTTACCTGTCTGGCTGGAGGGTAGGAGTTTATCTTTTGAAGATATGGAATTATTGTATTCCAGTTATCCGCGAGAATTACTTCACATCAATAACCAGCCTTTAAATATGAAACGATTAGCTTTAAAGGCTGGGGTAACATTAAAACAGCTTCAAACGTTTAAAAAACAATGCGAGGGGAGGTATGTGAGTAATAAAAATAAGGTATGGAAGCTAATGATAGCTGGTGATGATAGAGTAAAATCGTTAAATAAGTTATTGTACTCTTGGAAAATACCGGAGAATGAGTCACCGAAGTGGGCGGGATTTAATTTGGAATATATTGCCCATTTTGATATAGATACCTTATTTAGGAAACCACTCGACATGGTTCCAAAAATGTTGGAAGATGTTAATATTTATTTGAAACTTCGTCCGGGACATAATATAGTAAAAGCCCGAATAACAATTGACTGTATTTTGATTAAACCAGCAAATGATGTTCGACTTTTCTTTGATCGATGGATTCACTACATTGATAAAGTTCCGCCATTAGAAAGACCTATTGGTTATGGCCAAGCAAGCTGTTGGCTTGCTTTTAAGGAGGTTGAGCGAAAGCTAAATTATGGAACATTACCCTTGTCTTTTGGATTGCCTGGAAGAAATAAGAAGGGTGATATTATTTGGACTGGAAACGTTCATAAACTTGCAAAAGATGATTGTGTCGAAAAGTTTAAAAAGGAGGCAGGATTATGAAGATAATGGTTCTTGGCGGTGACGGATATTGTGGATGGCCTACAAGCCTGTATTTCAGCGCTCGTGACTACACTGTCGTCATCGTGGATAATTTTAGTCGAAGAACGATTGAGGCCGAACTTGAATGCCCGAGTTTAACACCAATACAGACGATGGAAAAAAGGGTTAAAAGGTGGCGTCGCTTGACTCATAGTAATTTCACCTTCAAACGTGTAGATATCGCTTCAAATTATAATGGATTGAAGGATGTTCTTAGAAAAGAAAAACCCGAAATAATTATTCACTTCGCAAAGCAAAGAGCTGCGCCTTATAGTATGAAAGATGCGGCTCACAAGCTGTATACTGTGCGCAATAATATTCTTTCAACGCACAATGTTTTATGTGCTCTTGTTTCACTTGGACTTGATTCACATCTTATTCACCTCGGTTCTACTGGAGTTTATGGATATGGTGGGAATGAAGACTTTCTTATTCCAGAAGGTTACATTGATGCTGTAATGGCGGATAGAAATAAAAATGAGATAACAAGGAAGATAATGTTTCCGCCCCAGCCTGGAAGTATTTATCATATGACAAAAGTAATTGATGGAATAATGTTTCAATATTACAGTAAAAATGATTTACTTCGTATAACCGATTTGCATCAGGGGATTGTTTGGGGTCTTGAAACTGAAGAAACGAGTATGCATAATGATCTTATAAATCGATTTGACTATGATGGTGATTTTGGAACGGTGTTGAATCGGTTTATGGTTCAATCTATTGCAGGTCATCCGCTTACAGTATATGGGACTGGTGGACAGACTCGTGCTTTTATACATATCCGTGACACCTTAAGATGCATAGATAAAGCAGTTAATAACCCACCTGAAAAGGGTGAAGGAGTAAAGATATTTAATCAAACAACAGAGCAATTGAACTTGAAACAACTTGCCGAAAGAGTATCTTCTATAAACGGAACGGAGATAAGATATTATAAGAATCCAAGATTAGAAATGGCAGAAAATATTCTTTCGCTGGATAATAAAAAATTTTTGGAATTAGGGCTTAATCCAATTCTTGTAGATGAAAAGGAACTTTCTTCAATTATGGAATCAATTATTCCATATAAAGATTCAATCATTATGGATAAAATATTGACTACGAGTACTTGGAGAAAAGATATTAAGCCTGATTTTGAAGGGAGGCAAGATGTCGAGGAACGGCAAGATATTAAAAAGGCTGTTGGAGAATAGATCGCACCATAATGGGGCTGAGATTGGTGTATTTGAAGGTGATACCTCCAAAGTTTTATTAGAATCATTTCCACTTCTTAAGGGTTTGGTTTGCGTGGATATTTGGGAAGATAATGAAGAATTTAAATCGCATTCACCAAATAAGAAAGGAAAGATATATAACGCTGATTGGAATAAAGTAAGAAGAAGATTTGATGAAAATATAAAATCTTTTGGTGAACGAGTAATAACTTTACAAATGAAAAGTGAGGATGCGGCTGAGTTATTTTCTGATTATGAATTTGACTTTATATTTATTGACGCTAATCATGGTTATGAATTCGTTAAACGAGATATTGAAGTTTGGTGGCCGAAACTAAAAGTGAATGGCCTTTTTTGTGGTGATGATTATACTAATAAACCAAGTTATGGTGTCATTGAAGCAGTAGATGAGAAGTTTGGTGATCGGGTTAAAATTACTGGCCCGATATGGCATATAACTAAAATTACGCGGGAGTTATTATGATAGTCGTAGTTCTTGGGATGCACAGAAGCGGGACATCGGCGATGTCTGGGCTTTTACATAAAAATGGTATTGTTATGGGTCGAGAAGAGAAAAAGGAATTCTATCCCCCACCGATAAAAGAAAATCCAAAAGGATTTTGGGAGAATGTCCGTTTCAGAAGAATAAATGATAGGATTCTTAAAATGCACGGTTATAGAGTTAAATCATTTTCTCCAGCAATACCAATGATATACCCATTGAACGGAAGTGAAGCAGATAATAAAGTTCTCGAAATTATGCGTGGACTTATTATTGAATATAACTCGGAATTTAAAAATTGGGGCTGGAAAGACCCAAGAACTTCTTTGACTCTTTATCCTTGGATGGAAGTTATCAAAGAGCTTAATTTATTAAATGATTTGAGAATCATTTGGATGAGAAGAAATGCGGATGATATTGCGCATTCAATGAGAAAGAGGGGTAATCAAGAAAAGTACAAAGACCACTTTGTTGAATTGTCTATGAAGTATTATGGAAAGAGTCATTACTACCTTTATTATGTTGGTTATTATAATAGACTAAAAATTCTTCAGGTTGATTTCAGGGATGATCTTCTCGGCAGAACTGGAAGAACTTGCAAACGCCTGTCGGAATTTTTAAACTATCCAATTAAGGATAGTTCACATATTGAAAGGAGATAAGGATGGAAAATTACAACAAATTTTATTCTGTTTCTTCAATTCGTGAACCAATTCAAGTACAGATACCATATGACTTGAATGGTCAGCTTGCATGCGCTTATAATAGAGCAATGGAAAGAGCGACAACGGAATGGGTTCTGTTTATTGATCATGACTTGTTTCTTGTTAATAAGCATTGGTATACAATGTGCTGTTCGGCTGTTCAACAACTCAAGGGTGAACCTGTCGGCTGGATATCGGCTGTTACAAACAGAATAGGGAACCCAGCACAAAAAGCAAAAGATGCACCAAAGTCAAATAATCTTGAAGACCATTTCTCTTTTGCAAGAAAACTTTACGAAGAGTACGGCAGTAAAGTTGAAAGATGTAAAGGAGCAATGTCGGGTTTCTGGATTTTAACTAACAAAACTGCATGGAGAAAAAGCGGTGGGTTTGATGAAAATAGGAAAAGACTTCTCGGTGTAGATAATAAATATAGCCAAGCTCTTAATCGGGCTGGTTATAGGCATTACAGGATGCCCGGACTTTATGTTTATCATATTTGGAGACAGAAAAAACTTTTTATGAGGTGGTGAGATGCCTGTCAGTAACCAATTGGATCAGATGCTGAATAAAATGTACGAAGTTCTAAGGGAGCATAAAAAAGGACTTATAATGGTTAACTTGCTCATTTATACGGAAGGTTCTGATGAGCATTCAGGTTTTTGGGCAACAAAGAAATTTGACTTCGGAAAACATAGGCTTACAGTTGGAACAATTAGCAAGAGTAAAATGACTACTGGAGAAAAAGAATGAAAGTTAAAATAACTGAACAGGTAATGAAAAAATTAAAAGCCGAACGGATTCCATTTAATGCTCTTGCTGAAGCACTTGATATGTCTTCTATAAATGTGAGTAAATGTATGCGTGGAGAAAAAGAATTTGCTCCTGAAAAACTTGAAATTCTTAAAAAAGAATTTAAAATCAAGATAAAGGATAAGTAATGGCTATAGCCAATCCATTAGATTGTACTACATATGCTAAAGACAGTACTGGTGAAGCATTACCAAGTCAAGCTTCTGCCGCAGCGGATGAAATAATTTTTTCAAATCCGATGGGCACTAATAATAATGGGAATGTTGTTGGGCCTCCGACAGATGGAACTGCAAGTTATGTCGGGAGGCTTGTCCATGTTCGCAAGGGTGATGCAGATGAAGAAGTTCGTTACATTATTGCTGAAAGTGGAAGTGGGCCTGTTACATGTACTGTTCATGAAGATTGGGATGTTCAACCATCTTCAACTGATACTTATCATATTCCATATGGAACAACGGACTTGGATAGTAAAGGAAATGCCTTCAAGGAACTTTTGAAAAGAGTTACTGATTGGGCTGCCTCTGATATTATTGAAGTTAGTAGTGGTGGTGGATTAGCTTTACTTGACGGCCATAGTATTGAGACTGCAGATAATAGTAGTACTACCGTAGCTGATATTATTGTTTACAGCGGTGGAACACTGTATGTTGGATTTCTATCGGGTGGAAAACCTGTTTCTGGTGGTTATATAGTCCCGACACCAGCAGTTGATGGAGAGTTCGCTTTTGATATTCAAAGTGGTGGATTGGCTTATTTGTATGACTTCTTTATGTCGTGCGTAAAAAATAATAAAACGGAATTTAATGGGACTGTAGTATTTCGTAGAGCGAAGATATTTAAAGGGCTCTATACTTGTGATATGACTGGAGTTATTGAAATATATGATAGTCTATTACAAGGAATAGGAACTTCGAATGATTATTTATTGGTTGATGGAAGTACTGATATTCAGGAATTAAATATTGTTGATTGTTATGGTTTTACTACTTCTGATGACGATGTGGATGACACTATAACTATCAAGAATGTTTCGTTTATTAATTTGCAAAGATATATTCAGGTTTATAATAATAAGAAATGGAAAGTAGTAAATCCAACTTGGAATCCTGATATTTCTTCACAAAATGATATACTTTTTTCTGCATCTCTTGCAAGTACGACAACTACAACGACTTCTGGCGGTGTTGATGCTAAAAAGGAATATGTTCATGAGTTATTTTCATTTGACACAATAGTGACAACCCCAGCTGGTGCAGCAATACAAACAGCAAGAATCCATATATACGAGGGAACGAGAAATAAAAATGTTCCGCATTATGGAGCCACTGATTCAAATGGAGAATGGAGTGTAGATATTCTAAAGAGAATATTTAATGACGGTGGTGTTGGTCTTGATGTCAAGACAAGTGGTGACTTTGCTCTTCATATTTATAAACACGCTTATTCCCCATTCCTTGGCGCCTTAACTGTAACCGAAGCTATAGATCAGCCGATAGGGCTTACAACAGATACTGGGGTTTCTGAAACAACTCAAGCAACTGCTTTGAGCAATGGAAGTGGAATAACTATGACTCGCCATGCGACAGGTGAAACCGATCCACGTCCATTAAAAGTTCTTAAGTACGATCAAGGAACGGGTAGTGTTCCAAGTGCTGGCGAGACTATAACTCAAAGTACAACTGGTGCGAATGGTGTTGTAGTAGAATATCTTGGTGATGCTACTTCTGGAACTCTTGTTTTAAAGGCCTGGAATGGAACTGAATTTGTTGATAATGATAGTTATACTTTGACTGGAAGTGTATCTTCATTTTCAGCGAAGGCTGATGTAACAGGCTTTTACGAAGAATATACTTGGCTTGTTGACTGTGATAATAAATCGTTACAAACTGTTTATGATTATTTAGCTGCTTTTATGGCGAGTGATCCAGATACCTATAGTCAAATATTTGATATAGTCATTTGGGGTGAGGATGAGCAATCACAATTACTATATTCTGGTGCGGCTGGATATTATACGGAAAGAAATGTCAACTTGACGGAAGGTGTTTGGTTGGCAAAAAGAGGTTCTGGTACTGTTGAATACTTTACTGCGGATGATGGTACACAATATATTCCGGCAGTACAGAGAACTCATACTTTAACAGGCTTGAAACCCGGAACTGAAGTAACTTATATGGAAGGAAGCGTTGAGATATTTCATGTTGAGGATGTAGGTTCCAATGGCGAAACTAACTATTCATATATTTACGGTGGTCCAGTAACAGTTGATATCCATATTCATCATGTGTGTTATGAGTTCATAGCATACGAAGATGAAATACTCGGGAATCAAGATGCTTCAATTCCTGTACAACAAAGAAAGGATGCCAATGTTACTTATGCTTGTACAACGACGTCGACTACAACGACTACTACAACCACTACCACGTAATATTGAATTACAACTTTTATTATTATTATTTTTTGGAGGTAGTTAAATGGCTAAAATAGTCGATCCTGATCAATTGACATTGGATGTGGATGGTACACCAACAACCGAAGAAGTCGCGATTGTTACAGCAGCGAAAACTGTAGAACTACGTGTTGCTGGAAACTTGAACGATAACAATCCGGGTTCTGAAAGTGGTGTTACTATGCAGTGCCTCTATTCTTTTCTCAAAGAAGAATGGAAGTCGAATTCAACTCTTAATAAGTTCAAGTTTCCAATAAAGGCAATTTATGAGGCAAAGTTTATTTGGCAATATGGTTGGGGTCCGGCGAATTCTCAAACTCGTGATCTTGTGCGTGATGCAGGCTGGCAGGAAACAGATGGTGCCGAGCATGCTTGTATTATTTCGCTTGGTGGTCAATACGATGATAATCAACAGGCGAATTATCAACAGACACAAGGCTTTGATCAAAACACAACAGATTTTGATAAAACTGGGCCTCTGGATGAAGCAATTCAAATCTTTGATGGCGGAAGCAATGACTTCCGCGATTTCTTGAAATGTTATCTCCGGATGTGGCAACGCACTTACGATGACTATAACTTGTTGACAGAGCAAGGTTATTCGGCATTGACTTATATTGCCTATAGGCTTCCACTTTCAAATGAAGATGATATTAAAAATACTGGAACAACGGAAGCTTACATCGACGGTGCAAATGATCCTTATCAAGATATGGAGCTCCAGTACTACAAGGGTCAATTGTTTGCTCCTGCTGCAGTTCAAAGTTATGTTACTAATGATGTTGTCCAGGACGGTGATGGTCGTTGGGCTCGTTGTACTGGAGACGGAACGATTACTGGTGGAGAAAGTGGTCCATGGGCTTCGTTTAGTGGAACAGCAACGTGGGAAGCCTATCCTGGTGAACGGCAGATAGGTAGTAATTACTACGCGTTTAACCGTGCAGTGCAGTACAATGGCGTGGCTACTGGGCCCGACAGAGATGAGATATATAAGTTCTGTCAACAGCGACTTCGTAAATCCACTAATATTAACGACGATCCAGAAACCGATGGTTACGGGACAGTATACGGTGAGGTTGCAGTTCGGCTTTGTTACTATGTTGGTGATACGCTTCATAGCTGGCCTGGAGTTTGCTTTGATGACTTTGATACAAACATTACAAACGACATTGCTCTTCATGATATTACAGTTGGTGTTGGGGCATCTTATGGTTTGGATAGTGAAGACGTTCCAAATACTTCGACTGAAAGAACATATCCGTTTGTTGCAGCTGGATCCATGATTTTCAGTGATAATCTTGTTGACGAGAAAAATGCAAACACTCTTTATCGAATGTATTTTAGGAATGTTCGAGCTTATTCGTCTGATGATTATTCAATTACTGGTGCCTCCGGCTCGAGTGCAACATTATCGTCGGCATCAAATGGTGACTTTAGTAACTTGACTGCTAATGATTACTTCACCATTGCTGGATTTAGTACGAATGAGGCAAACAATGGTTTGAAACAGGCGACTGGAACACCTGCAACATTGGCAGTTGACTATGATGACGTTCTTGGTCGTACGCAGGTTAATGAAACAGCAGGTGACACAGTTACGGTTGAAGAAAAACCATTTGATTCGTTGGATGCGATTGTTGTAAATGATAATGCTGGGCCAAGCCCAATTCAAGGTGTCGTTAATCAGTCAAGTATATCGTTTGACTTTGACTATGACAATAATGTTCAAGGTGGAAGAGATTCTGGTGAAGATGCACCTGTAGTAATTGTTGCCCAAGGGTTAAGAGCAAGTGAATGGACATTTGCTGAATTTACAATAACTGCAACCACTGGGCTTTCATTTCCAGTTAATGCACCGGATGAGCGTGTCTATCTTAATCCTGGAACCACTACAACCACAACTACTACAACGACGACAACCACGTAATATGGAGGAGTCATGGAAAGAAGTAAAAAGAAGAAATCTGCGTTTTTTAAAGGTCAGATATTAGTTGGTTCTGATCTTAAGTCAGAGACTCCTGGAAGGACAACCCATCGGCGAGCGAGATATTGGTGTTTTCGTTTTCGAACTGAAGCACTTGAAGGTGTCTCTGCAACCGGAGCCCCAAAAGGATTCAAGAAATTTATTGAAGGGCTTCCAGGATTCGAGGGATGGGGTCATTTTGCTGACACATGGGATATAAGAGGTAAAAATCCTTTTTGGATTGTTATTAGGATTGAAAGTGTTTGGGCAAAATGGGATCAAGTAATTAGGCGAGTTTCAGTTCCTCTTGATCTAAGTCCTAAGCAGCGTCATGATAGAATGAAGGCGCTTGAGTTGGATTACGCAAAGCGAAATAAATAAGAGAGCGGTGACATGGCAACTCATATTGACTATGATACCATCAACAGGATAATGTATGTCACAACGGCTCCAGTGGGCGGAACCTTAACACTTGACGTTGCTAAGGATATTTACAGCGCAGCAAAGTACGACTGGAAAGTAAATAGTACTTTGAATAAGTTTAAGTTCCCGTTCTATCAGCCAGTTGGTGGAAACACAATTATTCCAAATGTTAGATACCTTGGAAAATATGTTTTTTTAAAATTCGGTTGGCTTATGAGGCCATACGAAGCAGATCATACATTATATCTTATCAATGCTTATCTTCTCGTTGATGGTGGCGGTGATCCATGGTTAAAAACACAAGGTGGTTATACTGTTAACGTTCGTGATACCGTACCAGCCGATGCTTTTGCACTTGAGACTGGAACGAGCGGTTTGACTCAACAAGAAAGTGATGCATTATTAAATATAAAAAATGATCAATCGACTATAAATACTAATATTTCAACAATTAATACTAATATCTCCTCTATTAATGTTTCTATATCTTCAATAGATGCTTCTATTGTTGATATGGAAACAGAGTTAAAAAGGGCACTTGGATTGATGCAGGAGAATATTAAAATTGATCAACAGCAATATACTGTTTATCAAGGTCAATCATTGTTAACTTCGGCAAGGTTGAGGCTTTATAATAAACCAGTTTCGCAAGCAACAGGGGCTGATCTTGTTGCAACTTATCAGGCTACGGCTCAGTGGTCGGGACAGCAGCAAGTTGAATATATTTGTGAAAGAGTTTATGCTTCCACAACCACTACAACGAGTACAACTACAACGAGTACAACTACAACGATATGAGTTTATGCTTAATAACAAAGGGAAGAATTTCAAATCCAGAGAGTATGATGACTCAAGGGATTATTTGTAAGCGTGGATTGTTTCAGGTCTTTCTTTTTGTTAAAGCAAAATGGGTTTTTACGAAAGAAAAAATAACTCGTGTTTTTAATGTTGATAAAATCGAACGTTCTTATGATAGGAGTAAAGTATAATGGCAACGGATGTGGAAGTTGTCTTTGATCGAGAGGAAGCAACACGTGTCTTTGACCGCGAAGAAATAGAGTCATTTGACCGCGAAGAAATAGAGTCATTTGACCGCGAAGAAGTAATTCGTTCCTATACGAGGGAGGATCAAAAATGAGTACAGTTAATAAAGTTAGACCTGGAAAATTGGAGAAGCAATCATACGAGGAGTTTGTAATTGCCGCAAATTTCTCAAAAAATATGGATATAGTTGGTGGTGAAGACCTCGTTCTTGGCAGTTGTGCCGTCTCAGCGGAAGATAAGGATGGAGAGGATGCTACGAGTGTAGTAACAGATCAGGGTTCAATAGCAATAGGAATCGGAACTGAGCAAGGATATCTTAAATGCCTTATAAAAGGCGGAACCGTAGATGATACCCCTTATAAAATAACTTTTAGATGTGTAACAACATCATCTGAGAAATGGGAAAAGGATGTCATCCTTAAAATAAAGGAAACATAATCATGGATGAAAACATAATTAGAACAGAAACATATTCTGGTCCAGAGAGGAGGCAACAACTTGAGGTCGTAGTAAAAAAATGTTTATGCCATGTTGCGCATTCAAAAACGCTCGAGAGTCATGAGGAGTCATTAAAGAATAATAAAAGTGATCATAAAGTAATTTGGGATGATGTGAAACAAAAGGTTCCAAATAAACTTTTTTATTTATTTGTTGGGATTGTCGTAGGTGGTCTTGCATTTGTCTATCATGGAATATATGGTGTAGATAAAAATATTGCAATAGTGGAAACAAAGATGGAGGCAAAGTTTCAAAGCGTAGAGAGCGAGATAACGAGTTTGAGAAAAGAAATTGATAGGCATGATTCATATCAATATCGTTTTAATTGGAAGACTCCAAAATGGGATTATAAAAAAGAAGAAGAATAGGGGGAATGTAAAAATGAGAATAAAATTTTCGCATCTAATAATGGATATTTGTCTCGTCATTTTCTGGTCACTTATGTTCGGGCTTGCGCTGTGTGATGCTGGAACAAAAACAATGACTTTTCAATGGGAGCAAGGTGAAACTGATCTCGAAACACTTAAAGAATGGAAACTATGGAGTACACAAAAGGAGTATGCAGTAAATGCGGTTTTTCCAAATGACTATACAGAAGTTTTAACAATTCCATATGATCCTGCAGCTACCCAGCCATATCAATCCCCTGTTGATATTATTGTTCCAGATGGAGAAGAAGTCAATCTTTGGTTCGTTATGCAAGCAATTGACAATGACGGTATTGGAAGTATTCCATCAATTGCTGCAATACCATTAAATGAAACGGAACCTGGACCTGTAAGAATAGATTTTAAACCGCCCGGAATTCCGACTGCACTTGATGGGAATTATAATAATCAAAGTAAAATGATCAACTTGACATGGACAGCGCCATCGGATGAAGATGTTTCCCAATATAGAGTACTCAAGAGTTCTGTAAGTGGTGGCCCATATGTCGAAATTGGAATTGCTTCAACTGATACTTATTCTTATTCTGTTCCTTCTGAAGATAGAGGGAAGTGGATTTATTTTGTAGTAAAGGCTGAGGATATTGAAGCAAATGTATCTGCACAGAGTGCAGAAAAAGGAGTGCGCGCTTCAATGGGAGCCCCATTTAGTTTGAGGGTTACAGTAACAACTAATTAATCTTTTCAATTGAGAGGAGGAGTTATGAAAAAACTAATCATTATTCTTTTGTTTGCTTTTGTTTTTGGATGTTCTGGATTGCCGATCAACATTGGTCAACAGTCTGAAAGTAAAGTGTGTCCACCACCTGAAGGTGTTGAAAGTTATATTTGCGACCGATCGGCTGAGCTTAAGATTACTCCAGAAACGGCTTATGGGTGGATATTTACTGGTGTTGCTGGAAGTATTGTGTTTGCGGATGTCGATAGATTATGGATATGCAAGTTTGATAAAGAGGTTGCAGATTGGTATGTTGAAAATTATCCAATTTCTTATGATACCGTCGTATCTGAAATGATAAAGCGAACAAATCTTGTTGATGACCCGGAGAAAGTACTTCTATTAAAAAGAATCGTTAATAAGAATTTGAATTTATATGCTTCACCATCTTTGATTGGCGAATATGATGATAAGTATATTATCCGGGCTGGAAACAACCTATTTAGAAAGGATTTATTTTGCCCTAAAGAGTAGTAAAAAATCTTCGTAAGGAGGCCGCAAATGTTATTTAAAGCTGTTAAAATTTTGTTAGTCCCCATTTGCCTATGTATTATAGCTACATTCGCTTGGGCGGAAGCAAATGGAACAGAAGTGGAAGAGTTAACACTCGCAGGTTATAGCGTTCCAATTCTCGTATCTATAATACTTGGACTATTCTATAAGTTTGTTCCATCAATTCCAGATCGACTTAAAACGCCTTTATCTGTTCTGTTTGGAATACTTCTTGGAATTGTAGCAATGTATTATAATAAGGAAGGTCCTTTAGATTTCAGGATATGGATAGATCATATATTATACGGAATGATGGTTGGCACATCGGCGACTGGCCTTTATGAATTACAAAGATCGGCTTTAAAACCAAGATCATAAAAGACCCAGCCACCGATTGCCTTATCCCCGGAGGTTTCCTCCTTTCCCTCCGGGGATTTTTTATGCATTCGCTGGGGTAATAATTCTTTTTTTCTCTTCACGAAACAATTTTGCTATCTCTTGTGCAGCACCGACTACTCCTCTCATCGTTACATCTGTAACGATTAACAGACAGGCATATATTTCCCCACCGCAATTTGTACAATTTGATTTTACAATCTGTGTAATATCGGGTTTAAAGCCATCGATACGAAGATGAAGTAAACCACCGCAATGCGGACATAATATCTCGGGTGTTTTTTCGTAATTCTTTCCAACCTCTATACCACTTGATTTTTCTTCCATAATATCATCTCCTTTTAAAAAATTTTTTTGAAACAAATATAATTTGAATCATTTATCCCTTCGTATGTACTTCTTTCGCCCCAATGCTTTACTTCATATTCGGAATCTTTGAGAAAGTTGATAAAAGAAATTATCTCGTCTTCTGTAATTGGAGGTTTAAATTCCATTATGTGTTCTTTGTTTTCTTCTGGCATTAGCATCTCCTTAATACTTTATGTCATCGTAGATGATTGGAATTACTCCTTTGATGTCCCTATGAAGTGGGCGCATAAGAGCCCTCATTTGTGGATGGGCTTTACTGGAGCATCTTAGTTGGAAGATATGTCTCCATTCTCGCGTGTTTGCCTTTACTACAATTTCAGTTTTAAGGCTGTTTGGAAGTACTTCCCGAGCCTGTTCCGGACGCCAGCCTTTACGACGAAGAATACGATAATTTTGTTCGGATTCTTTCATTGCTTCCATCCAGATTGCTTGCGACTCTTCATCGACTTCGTTCCACCATACTGGAAGAATAAATTCCATTTGGCCGTCATACTTTACGTATCGGGTTGATTCCTGAGCAAAGCTACACAAGCGATGGCGGACGAGCTCATGTGTGACTCCACGATTAGTAATGAATCTAACGGCGATGTCTCCAAATTCCAGCATTGCGTGATGGCCGGAATCTCTTAACATCTTGGCGAAATGGATTTCCGAACCTTCTGATATTTTTTCTTCGGACTTGTAACAAGTTCTTCCAGCTCTTTCGATTTGGTATAAAGTATTGTACGCAATACTCAGAATTTGATAACTTTGTTCAATAACTTTCATTTTGTTTTCCTCCTTCTTTTTATTTTTCTTGATTGTTTTTGTTTTCCAAGTGTTTCTGGTTTGGCCCAAGAAAAGAAACCACTTGTCGTTATAAGTACTATACTTGTCATTTTATCTCTTAACAGGATGAAAGTTCCTTGATATTGCCCATTTTTGTTTTCAAGCTCTTGGAAAGTAGATTGTTGCATTCCAATTACTTCTTCTTTACGGTCCCTTTTGAATACAAGGAATATATTTTTCTTTCCAGTGAAATGTTGTATTTCAAGTAATTCTCGCCACCATGAAACAATAGCTGGGCTTGCTTTTGTCTTTGGTGGATGATCAAGTATGTCCAGTATTGATGCCCATCGTAGACTTTTCTTTCCTTTCTTTCCACTGTAACCCTTTTTAAGAGACCAGATAGACTGTGAAGTCAAAGGCTTCCCGGAAATATGTTCGGCTTTTATATCTCCGTACGAGTCGGCAGTTTTAAGTCCTTGTTTAGCACGGACTGTAGCTCTCGCACCTGAACTTGATGTACGCCAGAAAATATCATTTCTCTTTCCGTTTGTCCACCAAAGACTTAGACGCTTTGCAAAATTTCTCTCGTGTCTCGGCCCTTTTTTGCTCATCTTCTTCCCCCCATTCGACAAGTTTATTAAGTGCTTCTGATCCATTCTTTACTATTTTGTGTCTGTCGCTTGCGCGACATATATAGCTCCTTTTTTGACTACTGGAAATATTTGCTCGATAAATTCTTTTTGCAATTCTCCTGGAACATAAATCATTGTCGCTGCACCAGAAGCAATGGCCATCATATTTTTATCTCCAATATGTTCCGCAACCTCAATAATCTTAAGAAATAAAGAATTTATAATTTTTATGTACTGCTGAACGTCTTCTAATTCTAATTGGGATGGCATTTTTACCTCCTTTTCAATCCTTTAATAAGTCTTGCTTTAGATTGCTCACCATCATTAGATATACGATATATTCTCCCGCAAATAGCTGCAAGATCATCTTCGTGAGTAAAAATAATAAATTGGATTTTTAATTTCTTCGATAAATATTTTATCAGTCGACCGATCATGAGACAAAAGGCGCCAGCTCTTTTAAAAGGTTCATCAAGTATAAATAATCTTCTTGACTCGGGCTTCTTTGGATTCCATAATATAATACGAAGAGCAATGGAAATGAGGTCTGACATTCCTCCACCTTTATCTTCCTTTGGGTCAAATTCATGTCCGTCTTGAATAATAACTGGACGGGCTTCAATGGAGTTTCTCTTTTCTTCGAAGATAAGTTTAAACTGTAAGTTCTTTTCATATACGGACTGGAGACAAAGTGTAACAAGATTTTCGATTTTTTCCACAACCTTTTCGTGTGCTGTCTTTTCGAGATGAGATAAAAAGAGTTGTGCTTCGTCATGGTGTTCTATTTCTCGCTTTAGCTTAAGGAAAAGTATTTTCTTTTTTGTCAATTTCTTTTTTAACATCTTTCGTTCAGAAAGAAGTTCTCTATATACTTCCAAGATGTGTGGCATTTTTGATTTCCTCAAGTCTTTTTTCGATTTTACTTTTTAATTTTTTCTTCTTTCCAATGAGTTTTTTAAACTCACCATCAATTTTTTCAAGGCTTTCTTCTATTTTATCAGGTTCTATCTTATATTCTTTCTTGAGCTTCTTGTAGAACCTCTCCAAATCCCGTTTATGATAATCAAGATTTGACTCTAATTCTTTTATCTCTTTTAAAAGTGTTTCATGATCCATTGTCAACCTCTGTTAGTGCATTTGAAATTATTGCTTCAGTTCTTTTACTAAATTTATTTCCAAATGCTTTATATATTTTTATCTCCTTTAAAATTTGATCCCTTATTTCGTAGTCATCTTCTTCTTGTGGAATGACGAATTCATTTGCAATACTTTCAAATTTTTTAACGAGTTCTTCCCTTGTTTTGTCTTTGATATGAATTTTTGATAATACTTCTTTTGAACTTTTATGTGGAATTTGAATCTTTTCAAGAGAAAAGTTTTTTGAATCCCAAATAAAGAAGCAAGGTTTATGAGTCATGTTATAGTCAGTACTTTCACGCCTCATCATCGGTCCAGTATTTACAATTTGAGTTCTGCCATTTTTGTGTAGATAGACAAATAATCTATGTATATCTCCTGCTAATATTAGATCATAACCTTTATTTTCTTTAGCAAAATCAAATGTATCTATGTAATCGTGACCTGGAAATAAAGATGATTCTGAAATTGGAGCATGGATAACAAGAATATTTATATCCCCCTTTGGCTTTGGAACCTTTTGCTTCCAGCCACAACCATAAACATATATTTGTTGCCTTTTATAGTAAGTCTCCGTGAAGATAACAGGTTTTGGGCCAAGTATTGATAGTAAACGGGCTCGTTGTAATATCCCGAGTGTTGTAGGTGTTTCATAAATATCTGAGCGCATGTAAGAGTCATGTTGACCAATAATAGTATAAATTGAGATATCGTGTGATTGTAGTAATTCAAACATAGCTAATAGAACTTTCCAATCACGCGGTCTATCAAAAAAGTCGCCGGATTGAAGGATTACGCAGTGGCCTTTTACTTTTTCTGATATATGTTCAAACACAAAATCAATCTTGTTTAGGAAAGCCTTAAAGATATTATCTTTCCTTCCAACTGGATTCTTGCTTGATGCGTGTATGTCGCTGAGTAGTATAAACTTCATTTTCCACCATGCATCATAGCTAAAAAAATAAACCCCAATACTATAAACCCCAATACTACTAACCAATAAATGACTCCAAGTAAAAAACATAGAATCCCCTTGGTATTTAATTTTTTAAAGGGGTAGTTAAACTCTTGCTTTGAGTTCATCCTTAATTCTCCTTACAGTTTTTTTGTCAAGATCGCCAAAACAGGTTGGACATTCTCCAAATTCTATAAGTGCCTTGATATAACTGGATATTTTTAGATTATGAAGTACTTTCGTTTTCTTAATCCATGATTCTTCCAATTTGATTTGAGAAAGTAATTCTTTTTTGCTCCTAAGACGCTTTGCCTTGTCATTTATTTTGGAAAGTTCTTCCAGTAATGGCTTTATATTTGAGATAAGTTTTTTCGTTCTTTTTATCTTTTTCTTCTTCTTTTTGATTTTTGAAAACAGGGTTTGAATATCTTCGTATCGTTCTTCTTTTTCTTCAAGCAATTCCTTTAACTGCATGTATTCTTCAATAATAGATTTGACCTTATCGAGTTTCTTTAATGATTCCAAACGAGCTTCAATATCTTCAATATCTTCATTAATATATTTTAGCTTTCCTTTTAAGTCATTTCCATCTTTGCGAATTTTTGTTCTTGCTTTTTCAATGATATCTGTTTTTACTGCACGGCTAATTGCTCGTGCGATTTCAGGCTTTGAACCGCGAACGAGAAAAGGATCATCGAACTCATATTGGATATTGATATCTTTTATGTTTAATAAAGCCGAGACTTCTTCCGGAACATTACTATGCTTCATTTTACGGAAGGGTTTTCCATTGTTTATTTTGTAATGTTTATCTTTAGATGACTTCATAAATTCTATAGTTGAGTCATCTACATCTATAATTACTTTTGTTTTATCTTCGGGCTTTGCAAAGTGGCTCTTGTAACTGAATCCAGCTGGCTTATTATCTTTCACAAGTCTTATAGCACGAAGCAAAGCTGTCTTCCCGGAATCAGATATACCAACAATACCTGTTAGTGTCGGGGAGAAAGATATAGTGGTGTCTTTGTAACCCTTATAGTTAATTAGTCTCAGCTTTTTTAACATTTCTTCTTTTCTTTTTTGTTGACTGTATTTGTTTCCGTATTGACTTGCAATATTTTTTGATTTCTTGCATGTTCTTTCTAACACGAACACCAGCAGTCGCATTTCCGCCGTCAAACTTTAATGCATCTTTTTCGGTGTTCTTAACCTTTGAAGAAAGTATGTTGATCATTTCAAAAATGTTTGGCATCATTTTCCTCCATTAATAAAGTTATCTGTCCATCTGTTTAATTTTTTCTTTTCTAAAAAAGAAAAGAAACGAAGACGGCTGAATTCTCTTATAAATCTTTTTTTGGAGAAAGTATTTCTCCTTAATATAAATCGTTTCATAAGTTCTTCTCTATACGGGAGAGTTACAATTGGAAGGTTTCTTTTAATAGTGGCTTGCCCTTGCTGACTTTCTATTCTATTAAAAATAATTCCCTTATTTAGTTCTCCTTTGAGATATTTATGAACTTTTGATTTCGGATTCTTTGGATCACTTGCCCCAGTTATACCGATGACTCCATCGGTATTGCAACCACCGATTGCTTTGGCGAGTGCCCATTTTTCTGGAGGCGTTCCATATTTTTTTATCATTAACTTTTTTGTAAATATGGTCTTTTTTGTTGGAAAGAAGATATCACATTTATCCAAACATTGGAACATATCAGCGTCTGTTGTAACAATTACGAGGCGTCGTTTTTTATGCAACTTATTTACAAGATAAGCAAGTAGATCATCGGCCTCATAATTAATTTGAATGAAGTTATTTTTAAAACCAAGTTTTGGCAATATCTCGTGGTTGAGCTGTAACATTTGAACCAATAAAGATTCACGTTCCCTTTTATCTTTATCTGACATTTCTTCTTTTCTTTTCCATCGTTTTAGCTTATATTCTGGGTAGTCAGTGTTCCTATGAGATATTCCTGCATCCCAACAGAAGATGAAGTCATTTGTTTTAAACTTTTCTGCAATAAGAAGAATTTTGTTCAAGAATCCAAATATGACTCCAACTTTTCTTCCATCCAAAGATAAGTGTCCGACAGAATGAAATGCAGCGTAGGCCACGGAACTGCCATCGACGAGTATAGTTGTTTTAATGTCTTGGTTTCCTTCTTTTGACTTCATCTTCGAACGACGCTTCAATTTCGTACCACTTTTCTTCCGTCTTTTTAATGAGCTCATCTTCTAAGTTTTCCTTTTCTACATATTTAATGAAGGAATTTTTTGTTTTGAATTTCTTTCCATTAAATTTGATTGTCCCTTTGGGCCAGAGAAAATCCATCATTGAAGAAATGTCATCAATACCATAGTCATAAAGGATAGTAAACTCGGCACTTCTAAAAGGCTTTGCAACCTTTGATCTTTCGACCATAGCTTCACTTCTGATTCCATAAATTCTTTTGTGACCTTTTTTTGTTTTATCAAGTTTTTTGATTTCTTTAACCCATGCGACCATATGTGTATAGAAGTCAAGTGCTTTTCCGCCCGTTCTTGTTTGCTTTTTACCAAACGTAACGCCGATTTTACTCCTGACTTGACTTATGATAATAAGGGTTGCGTCTATTTTATTTTCTTCTAAGATATCACAGAAGGTTGGAAAGAATTTACGGCTGGCATATTTTTGAAGTGCGAGATCATAGTCACCTTTTAACTCAGTGTCATCTTTAATACTTTCCATGAAAGCCTTTTTACTTTTGGCTGATTGGAATGAATCCCAACTATCAATTACATATAGTAATGCTTCGCCCTTCTTTAAGGAAAAAGCTTTCCTTAGAAAACGACGGCAAAATTGCTCAAAATTTTTACTTCTTTCCCAGTTAACAGCATCATAAAATTCTTGACCGTACATTTTCTCAACAGGGAAGTCCATTACGCCTTCGCCGTTATCGTAACAGATAATAACTTTTTTTACTTTTGGAAATATTTTTGATTTAACGAATCTAATAAACTTCCAGAACCAGAAGCATAATTCAAGTGCCAGTAAAGTTTTTCCACTACTTCCATCACCTACAATATTGTTTACTCTTGCCCTTGCCCATCCTCCGGCTTTTCCAAGCCCACTAAGAGCAAGGTTCAATGTAATACAACCCGAGCTAATAAATTCCACTCGTTTATTTATTCTCTTTTTTCTACGAGTTACTTGTCTTACATTATCTTTGGTTGTAGGCTTTCGGCGCTTGATTGTACGCTTTTTATCCCGTCGTTTGATTTTCCGTTTACTCATTTTGCCAATCTCCTAAAAATTTTTTGGAGAAGTGTTGGTCTTGGTGGAAATATATATTCTCCATCATTTGTGAAGTTAAACTTTGTTCCACCAATCTTGATTAATAGTGGTCCTTCTTCTTGAACTTTTAATTGTTCAATTGGAATTCCACAATCTTGTATTGAGGTAAGTAATCTTGAAAACTTTGTTCTATCATTCATTCCTATTATCATTCTTCTCTCCTTTTTTCTTCTTTTCTTGGTTAATCCTGTAATTTTTTATCATTGTAACCAAGAGCTCTTTTGTTGCCGATGCAGTATCGGCAACCAAGCTTTTTTTGATTCTAATAATTTTTGAATCAATGGCAAGAGTATTCCATTTGCTATCAAAGACACGAAGTTTGATTTTAAGATATCCCATTTTATTCCTCTTCGCTAACACATGATTCTGACAATGTTTTAAACATTTCTTCAAGATGATTTTTTACTTCATGTTCAACATCGGCTTGTAAAGAAGAGAATGCAATAATGAAGTCTTCGTTTCTATAAGTTTCCGCCTCTGGATGGCGGACATGGAAGGTTGCTTGTATTGCTATCAGGTGATCTTCGTTTGCGCTCTCTGCCCTTTTGCCGAGATAAATATTACCCCATATATCCATTTTTCTCTCCTAACGCAAGGGGGGATAGTTAAGTTATAAGTTATATGCCAAGACTGTCTAATACCATTTCTCTTAAGTCTTCCAAATCATCAGCGTCATCTGTGTCTACATCAATATCTTCTTTTTTGATGTAGCGCTGGATTTGTTTTTCGTTCATTTTACCGATTTTTTTCTTGAGCGCTTTTATATCCTTTTTGCTCATTTTGGGTTCATCATCATCATCATCATCATCGTCATCATCGAAATCATCATCATCGTCATCATCGAAATCATCATCATCATCGTCGTCATCGAAATCATCATCATCATCGTCGTCAATATCTTCATAGCTATACTGCTCTTCCAGTGCTTCTTTGATTTTTTCTTTGACGTCGTCTTCATCATCGGATTTTTTGACTTTGATTTGCAATTCGTTTTCTTCAATAAACTCCTCAAGGTCTTCCATCTCTTCAAGGTCTTCAACTTCATCCATCAGCTCCTGGAATTTTTCATCCATATCTGAGTCATCGTCATCTTTTGTATGACTTTTGCCTTTCCAATAGGCTTCTTTTAATTCCTTATACGAAGGGACATAGACAATTTGATCAATGACATGGGCACCATCAAGTGTAGAATTTTTAATTACGTAATCGCGATCTTCAAATGACCAGCCTTCGTAGGAAGCATAATCTTCCTTACCTTTGGGCGGTTCAATAGTAAACTGAATTGACTTTCCTTTCTCAGAGTGAGCAAAGTTTGTCTCCTTTTCACGACCGCGTCTATCAGTTTTGATGGCGATGGCTTGGATGTGTTTTTCTGAATAGAACCAAGGAACGTCCCAGAGTTGGACGCCTTTTCTTTCTTCACCACGATCGTAACTAACAACATTATACATGTTGCGACGCTGTGGAAAGAGTGGTTTGAAGGTTTTTTTGGAAGCACCTTTTTCTCGAAGTTTGTCTCTGTGTTCGCATATAGGGCAAGGCTTTCCATACGTTTGGGCGAGACAAATAAACCAGAGATCACCGATACCAACATTTCTGTGGCAGTAATACTCGTATGTGTAGTTATCTTTTCCTTTACTTAAGACAGGATCATTTTTACCAGTAATATAAGGAATGATATCTATTATGTGTCCACCATCCCCAGGCCTGTACATCGGAATATCAAGTCCGGGTTTTAAAACATTTTTTCCAAGTCCTTTTGCTCGCTTCTTACTTATGCGAACCCTCTTCATTAGGCCATCACCCGTTGCTCTTCTCTTCGAACGACCTTTTTCCAATGAACTTTTTCTCTTTGTTCTTTTTGACTTTTTCATGATAAGCCTCCTTTATTAATTTGATTTTTACTTCATACCAACTTCTCGCAATCGCTGTTGTAACTATTCTCGCGAGAGTGTAAATTGCTACAAGGAGAGTAAAATATGCTCCAATAGCGACAAACATATAGATCACAATCTGTGGAATATTCATCAATCCCCCTTGTAAGTTTCTATTTGTGATTTGAAATATATCTCAATCTCTTGATATATATCTTCAAGTACTTTTGCGTTTGATGGTTTCTTCTGCATTGCAAGCCTGTGAGTTATATAAGCCATATCTCCGGCCCCAGCAAAGTAAGCGTTCTTTACAGATTCGAAAATAACAAATGCGGCAGTTTCGTCTTTTGGTTTTACTTTATTCCAATAATCTAAAAAATTCAAACCCAATGTTGTTACTGGATCATTTTTTCCTTTTGATTTTTTCATTTGCTCAATCTCCTCTGGATTCTTCTTTTTGCTACCCTTGCTGATTCATCAATAGCTGCTTTTGGAATAGTAACATCAGCAAAATGAAGTTGTATATTGAGTTGAGTTAAATTTTCGAGCATCTTACGACGTTGAACGAAAGCTGTTTTTGCATCGTTTAATATTCGTTCATTATATTGGGCCTCAACATATTTAGCGTATGAATCTTTGACTTTACTACTTGTCACGAGTGCAGCTTTTATTGCACCTTCAGTTGGCTTATCATCCAGCTTATACTTATGTGGGCGAAGGCGAATTTTCTTTTCAATTTCAGCTTTTATTACTTCATATTCATGCTTTGCTTCGGCTGTCTCCTTTGCAGCATCGGCAGCCTTAAGAGCCCATTCCATATATAGTTGCGGTTGACGGACAAGTTCTCTGTCCAACTTATAGCGATTTATTTTTAGTTGCTTCAAATATTGACTCATAGTAATTATCCTTCAGGCTGTGGTTCTGGTGGCAATATCTTGCCACACTTTTCACACCACGAGTAAGGCTTCGTTTCATTCCCGCAGTGCGGGCATTCAATAGTTTCATTTATGGGATGGGCTCTTTTGGATAATTCGTTTAAAACGATTGACTTTGCTTTATCAAAAATTTGTGTGATAAGAGGATTATCCGGGCAGAAATTTGGATGATCTGCGTCTACTTGAAATGGAACCGAAGAAGTTGCCCCACACCATTCGCATAGTAAAGGTTGATTTGCCTCTTCTGCTGGGGTCCAACAATGAGAATTATAAATCCATCTTATTAATTGGATATTAATATCAGTCTTTTTTGCTTTTTCACCCATTGAAGTTTTTGCTTTTAATATGTACATTAATTTACTCCTTTCTGTTATATTATTATAACATCTTTTAACTCTTATTTTGAAGGCCGAGTGCTTTGATTATTTGAAAGAAGCGTTTCATTCCAATATTGAATAGGTGTTTGCTATCCGGATTGTGTAGGGTAGCTGCGGGGTGAAGACACCATACTATCCATGCGCCAATTCTTTCGTCCCAAGTGACTTTTCCACTCATATCTGTTATGCCACCTTTTTTTCCAGTGAAGAAGTAAAGAGCCGACGCGCCGAATGCGAGAATTACTATAGGTTTGACTTCTTTAATTTCTTCTTTCAGCCACTTTTTGCCGCACACCTTGATCTGTTTTTCACTTGATTTTTTTGAATGTTTTGGATAACATTTATTAACATTGGTTACATGGAAGTTATCTCGTTCGTAACCACGGGCTTTTACTTTCTTCCATATTAGTTCTCCACTTCTTCCACAGAATGGAATTCCTTCTTTGTCTTCTTCAAATCCAGGGTCTTGTCCAACCATCATTATGTTATATCTCCCCGAAGAAGGAGGTACGGGTTGATTACATTCTTCGATAAGACTACAAGTTGTGCATCGTAAAAGATTGTCAAAGCCTTTGAATCTTCTTTTTCGAATAATGGTTTTTCTCTTAGATAAGGAATACAAATACTTCCTTTCACCTTCGAGGATTTGATCCAATCTATCAAGTCTGATTTTGTTATCGTAGAGTTCATATAGCCTCCTGTAGTAATCTTTTGGATTGGTAACAACACGGAAATCAAATTTTGACTTTACTTCTTTAGAAATTTGAGTTTTCTCATTTATGTCATATGCACCTATCTTTTCTAATAGCTCACCAAGGGAGCCCTTATGTCGCGGGATTTGTTTTGATCTTTTACCAAACCATTTACCAGTACTTTTATTATTTTCTGAAACAGATGCTTGCTTTGCTTTGACTACTCCAAGACCTTTTACTTCGATGAATGGAATGTGAAGCTTTTTTTCTTTTGATGTCCATCGCATTGGGTCGCTGATATTGACTTTCGGCAGTACAAGAGTTAGGCCCAAACGATAAGCTTCTTCGACAAGTTCGGGCTTCTTTTCTTTTGCACTGTATGTAAGCGAAGCGCATAGAAATTCTGTTGGAAAGTTATTCTTTAACCAAGAACACCAATATGCCAGCATAGCATATTCAACAGCGTGAGCCCTGTTGAATCCGTATTTGGCCCATCTTTGAAGTCCTCTCCAAAATTCTTTTGCTTCTTCTACCGAGAAGATTCTTTCTTTTTTGCATCCCTTAATAAACTGCTTCTTATACTTTGCAAATTCCTTAGGATCTCTCTTCTTGCCAATAATTTTGCGTATCTTGTCGGTTGTATTATACGGAAGTCCTGCCACTTCGTTGATGACTGCCATAACCTGTTCCTGATATACCAGGAGCCCATAGGTGTCTTCAGTAATTCTCTCATAGACCTTGTGTTTTCTTTCCCATTTTTTACCATGTTTTCTCCTTATATATTCTTCGGTCATTCCACTTCCAGCAGGTCCGGGTCTGGAGAGCGATACAACAGCACTAATATCCATAAACTTTTCGACACCCATTTCTTTTACTACTGAAGTGGTTGCGTAACCTGTTAGTTGAAATATACCAGTGGTGTTTCCATTGCTTAAATCTTTGTAGACTTTACTATCATCGAGGTTCAAGTTTTCAAAATCAATATTGTAGTCATGATTTTTTTTGACGAGCTTTTTTGTTTCAGAAAGTATGGATAATAATTTTAATCCAAGAGCATCTAATTTCATGAGGCCAGCATATTCAGTGTCGTCCTTTTCCCAATTTACTAATATCGTATCTTTTCTGCTTATTAGATTGCATCTACCGCTATCACCTATAGGTGTTTGAGATAACACAATGGCGGCAGCGTGTTGACTATAACCACGAACTTGACCTTCAAGGTGTTTAGCATACTTTACTACAACTGGATATTTTTCTTGGAATTCTCGCCCTTCTTCGTAAGTTTCTATAGCTTCTTGGATTCCGGTATGGTCATCATTGTCTTCAATTAGTTTCGTAAATCTATTTACTTCTCCATCTGGAACTTCAAAGACGCGACTTACATCCTTTATAACTGCTCTTGCTTTCATTCTGTTAAAACTGCTGACATTTGCAACTCTTTCTTTTCCATAGACTGTTTCCAGATGCTGTTGTGCAAGATGTCTTTTGGAATGTTCAAAGTCAATGTCGATGTCCGGAAAGTCAATGCGGTCTTCGTTAATAAATCTATCAAATATAAGATTATATTTTATTGGATCAACTGAAGTAATACCAATGAGATAAGCTATTAAAGACGCGCCGACTGAACCTCTTCCAGGACCGAGAAGAATGTTGTTTTCACGGCACCAGTCAACGAATTCCCAAACTATGAGAAAATATCTAATAAATTTCTTCCTTTTTATAAGTTTAAACTCTTTTAAAAAACGTCTGTTGTACGTCCTGTTCGCCTTAATACTTTGTCCAAATTTATTTTTAAACCCTTCATAGCATATTTTTTTTAGGAAGTCAGCTTCCTTAAGACCTATACCTTTTCCTTTTACTCGTGGCAATTTGACTTGTCTCCTTGGAATCTCGTATTCACCACACTTCTCGGCAATCTCCAAGGTGTTATGTAGATAAGAACGTTTATACATTCCTATCTTTCTCAATTTTGATTCCATTTCTTTCCAAGTTCTCAAATGTAAGCCTCTAATATTAAACTTCCAACGATTTTTATCTGTCCATTTAGCTTTACGTTGGATTGCAAGAAGTATTTCCTGAGCCTTCCAATCACTACGGTCTATGTAATGGCAGTCATTTGTTACGATTATTTTGTTTCCAGTATGCTTGGAAAGTTTTAACATCTTCTTGTTAAAATTGATTTGTGGAGTTGTAGCATGTGGCATGATTTCGCAATATAAATCATCCCCAATTGAGTCTTTCAATTCATAAAAAAAATCAATTCCATTAATGAAAACATTTGTCCAGGAAATCATACAGGCAGTTGATATGACAAGACCTTCGCAACATTCTAATAATTTGCTATAAGTAAATCTTGGACGGTAGTAAAATCCGTCAATATTTGCAAAGGTAAGTAGTTTGCATAGATTTTCAAATCCGGTTTGGTTTTTAACCCATAAGCAGATGTGACCTCTTTTATTACTTTTCTTCGTTAAGTTGTTATCGGGAATTATATAACCTTCACATCCAAGTATTGGAATTATACCGTATTCCCTGCAGTCTTTTTGGAATTTAATAAGACCGTCTATATTCCCGTGATTAGTTAACCCGAGATATTTGAAACCCAGCCCTGATGCCCTTTGAGCGTAAGCCTTAGAAGTTCCAAATCCATCAAGTTGGGAATACTCATTGTGTATGTGAAGGTGACAGAAATCTTTGTTTTTCATTTTTTAATTCCTGTTACTAAGAATGTAGTATTAAGTTTTTTTAGTTTTATATATTTCATTTCCCGACTTTCATGTTTAGGAAACTTTTTCTTTGAAAGGTAGTCAAACCTTTTTTGAGCATGTTCGACTGTCCAGTTTCGAATTTTGCATTTTGTGTTCTTTTTCATTTTCTCATCTCCTCATCTCCAAGTATATTTGATGTGATCCCTTTGGGCAACCCAATAAAAAGTTTTCTTCTATTTTCTTTAACCAATCTTCAATTGGTCGATGTTTATCAAAGCCTTCAATTCTATCATTCAGGCGTAACCAACATTTAGGTGCAATAATCCATGAGTACTTATCCGCGAAGAAAAGTTTGTTTTTATTTTTTTCATCGAAATTTCTTCCTGATTGTCTCGTATGCCCTGCAATAAACCACCAACCGTCAAGACCGAATAATCTTAGAGCAATTTCCGCACCAAGTTTCCAATGTTGCTCCTTTTGTTTATAGTCAGACAAGTAATCTTTTTGCCAGTGACCAATATCGTGTAGAAAAATACAAACGAGCTCCCAGAATTTAGGATTCCCGTAACCAAGCTTATACCAAGCTATTATAACAAATATTGGATGCAAAATGAACTGGTGACAACCGAACAGTAATGACTTAGTTCCTTCTTTCATTATTGTCTCCTATTCCAGAATATAATTATAGTAAAAATTATTGGTGAAGAAATTAAAGAGTAGATAAATGAGAATGACTTCCAGAATTGATCTTCAATTGTATAAACACAAATAATGCCGATTGAGAGTATTATCAATCCAACAGAAGCTGCTATGATTGTTTGCTTCATTTTATAAATCCTTTTAATTTATTTGTTTCTCTTTTCATTTTACTGCCGGAATGTAATTTTAAAATTTTTTCGAATTTTTTCATGAAGTGTTTAAAGTCATTCACGCGATAAAGCGATTGGTTTGACTCAAATGATTTTTTATAAATTCTTATAATTGACTTATATCTGCTTATAAAGTTAAGGATGTAGTCATCGCCTTTTACTTCACGAAGAGTTTTTGTTAGAACTATATTATTTCTTTTATGAAGTCTTTTAATGTTTTCTCTAAATGATGGAATAGTAAATACCCATATCATTCCAAACGGAACATCAACTCCTGAAGCTTTTTGTTTTTCTTTTAATTCATTACTGAAGTTAATCCAACGTTCAAAACTATGAGATATGAGTAATCCTTCAAATACAACAACAGGAGCGATTTGCAATGCTTTCCATATAGCTGGTTCAACATAAGATATTTTAGATATGGCATCAACACCGCCAAAATTACTATTCTTTTCGTATCGACCTATGACAATACAAGTGCAGTATTTATCCGGCCAAGAAAATCTAAGTAAATGGCCTTTGACACCTTGACTGATAGAGATGACTTGACTTGTGTCCGCAATATGAATTAGATTACGAACAATAGTTGACTTTCCACTTCCTGTTGTTCCACGGATATTAACGACTTGCATTATACTATTCCTCTATAAAATTTTTATAAATAAAAATTGCTTTTTCAAATCCGTTTTCTGCAAGTGCTTCAACCATTAAAGAAAGTGCTTCTATTGTAGCAAACGATACTTCTACTTTTTCATGAAGGCTTTTGTCTTCTTTATAAAAGTATTTATACGCGAGTTTTTGAATTTTCTGTTCAAATTCTTCTGGTGACATTACGGAGCCTCCCTTGTTACACCTATACGAAGTCTGTTTTCTCCGAACTCTTCATCTACTTCCATATCCCAATGTTCTGTCGTAGGAGTTGTTTTTCCATAGAAAACACGGACATCTATAAGTATAAGCGCATTCGGGTAGTATTTTAAAACGTCTCGAATGCGCTTTATCATTTGGTTTATTTCTTGCCAACTCAAAGTAGTTACCTCTTACTTTCCCCTCCAGAAAGTGTTGAAGTACTTCTTCCAATAGCAAGTAAATTGATTTAATCGCCCCCAGCACCAACCCCACAACCACCTGGACCGTTTGCCCCACCGCCTTGCCCTCCTGGGCCTCCTGCACCACCACCAACACCATGACCACGCCCTCCATGCCCAATACCATGACCATGACCTTGACTACCAGAAGAATTGCCTGGATTATCTCCATCGACTCCCCCAGCGTCATTACCATGACCGTGATCTGCATCACCGCTACTGCCCGAACCACCGCTACCGCTACTGCCCGATCCACCGCTACCGCTACTGCCCGAACCACCGCTACCGCTACTGCCAGAACCTCCAGAACCTCCAGAACCTCCAGAACCTCCAGAACCTCCAGAACCTCCGCTACCTCCAGGTCCACCACCAACACCACCAGAACCCTCTGGACCGCTTACACCGCCAATGGGTGAATTTGAAGCAGTACCGTCAATTCCGTTCATTTCACCTGAATTAGAAGTTGAATCTTGTTGACCAACAGATGCTGAAAACCGTCTAATTTTTTGTTGGCATAAGGATGGATACTTTTTGCAGATTTCTTCCTGAGTCATTCGCCTGTAGACGATTCCAGTTTGGGTGTCAACCCAATGACTTACACCATCACGCTTGTATCTTGTTTCTTGTGAACACGAAAAAAGAAGTAGTAGAACGAAAATCAATAAAAGTAGTTTTTTCATAGTAGCCTCCTATAAGTAAAAATTAATTGTTTTCCCCTCCATATATATTATAACATATTTTAAAAGTAAAAGGCTATCGGCGTGTTATCCGGCGCTTCTTAGGCTTGTACTCCTTGATTTTTCTAATAACTATAGCTTCACTTTTTGTTGGGCCGTATTTCTCAATTTCTTCCATAAAAGTTTTAATAACAAGATCATGTCTTTTTAAACGAATGACCATTCTGTCGGCCTTATCTCGTTTGGGTTCACCATCTTCATTTAACTTTACTATACAGTGATTTAACTCATGCCAAGCGAGACGTTCCTTATCATAGCTATTGAGGCCTTTCCAACTTGCTTTGTGGACACATATCTCAAAGTCAAAGCCGTATAAGTCTCGTTCACGATTTGAAAGTTTTCGAGCTTGGCCCAGTACGAGCATTCCTTCATCATCTTTTTTTGGGACGGTTCTAAAGATGTAGTTAATTTTGCAATAGGATAAATTTGGAAAGTACTCGTTTCTAACAGTTTCAAAGAATTGCTTCAAGTTACCAGTTTGATCCTTCTGAAATTTTAGAACCTCCTTTTCCATTTTCAATCTCCTTTGAATTATATGTTTGTATATAACCTTCGCATGCATTAAATGAAACTTTTATCCATGATCCGTCTTCTGTTGTTATCTTAATTCCTTCATCAATATCTTCTGGTGCAAGATCAACAGAAGTAATTCTTTTGTTCAGCAAAGTTTTTCTGTATTCTTTTATGTTGTTGTATTCCCAAGGCATTTTGTTTATTTTCTCCTATCTTCAAGTTTTGTAATTTCAATCTTTGCTAAGAATTGTCTTAATCTTTTACCTGCCTTTTCTCCAATTCTTATCATTTTAGCAATTTTTCTGTATTCTTCTTTCGTTAATTTAACTTTCAAGTTGATTCTCCTAAGTTTGGCACGAGGCACAAGCCCTTATTGCATTTAAGCTTTACACTTGCAATCCGGTTCACCGCTTCTCGCAGTGCCGAGTGTAATTGATTATATCAACGTGCCTCGCGCCAAGATTAAAAGTCAATTGACCTAATTTTTACTTCGGCGTCAATACCGTATTCTGAAAGGAGTTCTTCGATGTTTTCTCTTATTTCCTTTTTTGCTCTTTTTATGCCACTTTCAAATTCAGGCATAAAACCTAAGTCACGAGCCATTTCCACTGGGTAGTGATCTTTGCATGGAATCTCGGGTGGTTCAATAGGTTTTCTACGTTCGTTTCTTGCTTCTATATAATCCATTGCGAAGCCTGTTTTTTGATATGAAATTCTTTTCTTAACTCGCATATGTTCTAAATATTTTTCATGGGCCTCTTCAACAGTAATGTTGTCTCTAATCATGTAGTGATAACAGCGGTACGCTCTTAGTTTTCTTGATGATCTATGAGTCATTTTTTCTCTCATTATATAATTTTCCCCAAGGGCAGCAAATAGTTCAGTTGAAATTCTTCCAACTTTTTTAATTTTTTTCTTCAATGACTCTGCCATCATTTCATTACTTATTGGCCCATGTTTTTTCATCAACCAAATAACTTTTCTCGCTATGGTTGTACATTCTTCTGGAAATGCTGTAATTTTGACTTCACGAACTTTCGTCACCGTACTAATTTCTGCGACAAAGTCTTTGTACATTCTCCATACTGTTGAAACTGATATACGGTTATGAATTTGGTACTCGTATGGATTTCCTCTTGTTTGTCTGGTTCTGCGGATTATTGCCATTGTAGTAGATCCATCAGGCATGCTTTTATCTTCGTGTTTTAGATTATGATTTTCGAGTACTTTATACACATAACTAATATACGGCGAAACTGATCCATGGCTTAAAATAGATTTTATTTCATTTGCTGTGATTGGGCCATGGTGCTTCATTAGCCAAATTATCTTTTCAGCCTTTGTTTTATATTGTGATGGAATTTTCATATTACCGTATTCCTTTCTTATTTGATCTTTTGTAAAATGAAGAACTTGTCCGGGTTTGGTGTTATGCTTTGACTTCATTTTTACTGAAGGCTTTCTCCCTTTACAAAGTGAATGACTTGTTTCCATTTTTACGTGTTCAAAAACGCCTTCATCAAAGTCTGTATTGTAGTACTTTGACTTTTCCACTGCATCACCCTCAAATGTAATACCATTTAAATTATTTTCTTTCATGACTACCTCCTATCGTTTTA